CGGCGCATGGCGGCGATCGGTTGACAGGCAATGGAACAGCTGAGTGCAGTAGGGCAACGGAACGGCACAGAGTAGATATGCGAAGGAACAGAAAAGGAACGGCAGAGCGTTGCAACGACCAGAAGCGAGCAGGAGGATGAATGATGAAGAATGAAAAGCCATACATCATATCGCAAGACAAAAAGAGTGGTGCATGGTATTGCCACAAGAGAGGATATGCTTTCATCCCGGTATTAGGCAGTATCGGCGATAAGGCAAAGGCACAGGCGGTTTGCAGGACGATGAACAGGTCTTGCGGATTTGAGAGGTGAGAAGGATTGATGAGCAGACCTTTTAACACTTTACGAATCATGACAGGGAATGCATGGGAATGGCTTTGTTATGACAAGGACAAGCTAAGTGAAGCAGACGAGTATACACAATATAAGGCAACATTTCTCGGAAGGACATATTCAAGCACGATAATAGCGATCATTTCGGATTTGCCGGATCATTTACAGCTTGATGGACATTACGGGGTGCTATGGCTTGAGGCAATATACGAATATGGCAGAGCGCACTCTTATGATGAGTTAAGAGATATGCAAGCGGCTATTTCTATTGCAGAGCAGAATCTTCTTACAATCGGAATGCCGTTCACAAAAGACTACGGTTTTCACAGCAAAAATGCGGCAAATATGAAACGCAGGAACGAAAAACTCAGAAGGTTATATCACCTTGATGAGATAGAAGAAAGGGATGAAAGATAATGAACAGGTTTTTCGGATTTGAGAGGTGAGCAATGCCATACAAGGTTGAAATGACCGCCAAAGAGGCGGCAGAGTGGATCAGGACGCATACGCCTGGAACAGTTGGAAAGTGGTTACATGCCATTGATAAGGCATGTGCGGCTCTGGACTACATGGAATTTATGAAGACACAGCATGATTGTAATGACTGTGGATATAAAGAGTGTATGCATCGTCCAAAATGGGGCGATCCGGTGAGAGTGAATTGCTTTATGTGGAGGGGAAAAGATGATAAAAGAGGGGAGCATGAATCTTGAACAATGAAATGAACAACAATCTGAATTTAAAAATCGGTGACAGGGTAATCAGAAACTATAAAAATTCGCTTCTAACATCAATTGGCATCGTAGTTAACATTACTAAAAAGCGTGGTGATTATGTTGTTGATTATGGCAATTATAAAGAAACGTATAGATATGATGGGTGGCAAAGAGGCGGAGATGTATGGACTAGGTCACATATTCAGTTATTAACACCAGAGATTGAAGAACGTATCCGTCGAGTTAACTTAATTCGAAAATGCCGGGATGCATTTGAAAAAAAGAAGAATCTGACCGCAGACCAAGCAGAAAAGATTTTAGCAATATTAAATGATGAAGCGGAGTTGGACAGCTAATAGTTTGATAAGGAATACGAATAAATGGTGAGCAAATGAAGATTAACGAGGATTGCATCAACCACAATGCCGTGAGGATGATCAAAGAATTAACGGAAAGCCGATATGACATGATCATGGAGTCGACCGCTGAAGAGCGTGGCTACTTTCTGATGACGATTGGAGAAATCGCCGGGATCATCGAGATGGCAGATGCGATGAAGGAGGTGCTGAAGGCGTGAGCATACTAATCAAATGCATGGAGATACCTAAAAGCTGTGGTAGATGTTGGTTCAACAATTCGTCCCTGAGTTGTGCGATTACTGGAAGTTGTATTGATAGGGATGATGAGAACAGAGAAAGGCTTGATGATTGTCCTCTTGTCGATCTTGGGAAGCACGGTGATCTGATCGATGCTGATGAGCTAAAAAAGGAATTTCCAAAAGATGCGGATTGGGAATACCCGGTCAACACGAATCAGTATGTGTGCGAAATGATAGATAAAGCAAAGACGGTGCTTGAAGCGGAGGATGAATAATGGGGGTGTACATCAAAGGCATGCGGATGCCTGAGAACTGTAGCGAGTGTATGAGCTCGGATTTAAGAACGACAATTAAATGCACGGAATGGACAGAAATAAGCGCAGGGCGCAGAGAAAATGAGAGAGCGTGGAGTTGTCCTCTTGTCGATCTTGGGAAACATGGGGATCTGATAGATAGGGATGCACTTGAACAGGAAATGCTGAACGGCATTAAAGCAGGAAATCTGGAAGAAGGTTATGAGATGTACGCCAACATCAACACTGTGGATGATTGCGTTGAATGTGTAAGATGGGCAGATGCAGTGATCGAAGCGGAGGAAGAAGCATGAGTATCACAATCGTATTCAAAAACGGTTATTCATTCAGCGTGACATGTGAGAGTTTTACCCTCAAGCAAGACGTTTTCGGGCAATTAACCGGATACGATATTAAAGGCATAAAAGATCGTAAACCGCTTTACATAAGCATTGAAGATGTTATGTGTGTGTATAGAGACAGGGAAGCGGAGGACGGAACATGAGCCTTGTATTAGCGATTCCGATATCAATGTTATTCTTAATAGGTGGAATGAAATTGAACATATCGCCTGATCATCTGTTGATTGGTTTGGCGATCATATTTGCAGGTGGTTTGTCGGGATGTAAAGACTGAGGAGGACGAATGAACTACATCAACAAGCTAACCGATATAGGAATAGGTACGGAACAACTTCCTAACAGGAAGAATAGAAGTCTTGTGTACATCGATGGCAACAAAGCAACAGTAATTGGCACTGTTACGAATGAAGAACTGTTCATCAAGGCGGTTGAAGAAATTCTGTACCATCAGTTTGATGACAGGACGGAGGCCGGAACATGAGCGTTGAAAATGGAAAGGTTTGTTATACCTGTAGACATTGCCTCAAGGGAAAAATGAAAAAACATTACATACATATTGTTACTGCGAATTAGACGGAGGTTTTTTACCGAATGTAGCCGTTATGGGATTTTGGTGCAGAAAATGGGCAAAAAAGAAGGAGGGCGAAGGATGACTTTAGAATCTGCAATTAAGCATTGTGAAGATGTGGCAGAAGAAAAAGAGAAAGACTTTAGCTTATGTCCATATCCATCTCAAGAGTGCAATGGTAGTCAAGATTGCAGATGTTTGAAGAATGGATCAGGTAAAGGATGTCTGAAATGTGCCAAAGAACACAGGCAGCTTGCGGAATGGCTGATAGAATTGAAAAGAGCAGATACACTACTGAAAGCGACATATGATCTCTTGAACAAACAGCTTGGGAATTATTGTGTTTTGAATTTGATTGCAGAGACGGTCTACTATGACGGGGCTGAATGCGATGGAAATTGTCTGATGGAAGATATTAATGCATGGATGTATGAAAGAGGTATAGATCATGACACCACAGGAAATTGAAATTGAAAGCATTAAGAGTGCAATCCGGCACATCCAGACGGCGGCAGATGTCGATCCGTGGGCATCGGATATAGCTGTGAGGGCGATGCGGAAGCAGATACCGAAGGGAACTTATAGCAGAGGGCGATGGATACGCTGATGGGGAAATGGTTTATGACAGCTTTTACTGCCCATCCTGCGATCATCGAATGGAAGAGGACGAGGTAGAAGACTACTGCCCTAACTGTGGTCAGAAGATTAGTTTGGAGGGAGAGTGATGAACCACCAGGAAGCGATTGAGATTCTGGAAATCGAACGGGATCGTATGACACCTACATTGCTTACAGAACGTATAGAAGCCATTGACATGGCGATTTCCGCACTTCAGGAGAAGGATTCACTTATCGCAAGGCTCAAAGCAGAGGCAATCAAGCGGAATGTGAAGTATATGAAATCTGGAGACAGATACCTTATCGGTTTTGTTGACGGCATGAGACTTGCCAGAAGCATTGTTGACGGTTCGATTGATGAGCCGAAATATGTATCTCCTTCGGAGGGGACGAGTGATGACGAATCATGAAGCGATTGTTTATCTTGAGGGGCAATGGGATTGTATGTGTTCCGAAGATTGCCAGATATACACAGGACACAAAGATTGCCCACAGGGATTTATTTGCAATGATGGGCAGGCGTTACAGATGGCAATCTCCGCACTTCAGGCGCAGGATGTTCTCGACAAAAATGTCGGGAAGATGGCATAAAGTGAGGGGATAAGGAATGATATGACAAATATTGAAGCATATAAGTGGCTGTATGTACATTTCGCTCCTTGCGGCGATGAAACAAAGCAGGATGCGGCAGTAACAAAAGCTCTGGAAGCTCTTAAAAAGCAGATATCGCAGAAGTGGATACCGTGTAATCCGTCAGAGTTGCCAAAAGATAAAAAGCTGTGGGTGACTCATAATAGATTGGGATGCAGATATGTGGATGATGTCTATTGGGATATGACAGAGTGGAGTGATAATGTCTCAGATGTGGTGGCTTATATGCCATACGTGGAACCTGAACCGTATCGGGAGGACACAGAATGAAGATAGGCATGCGAACGAAGATATTTATGATTGTCATCTTAACCTTTTGCCTATTTTTAACAGGGTGCGGAGCAAAAATGGAGTCGGTGGCAGATTTAGACGTTAGCAATGAGTCAATGTTTGTCGTCGTAGAAAATGGAATGAATTACAAGATAGTATATCATCGCGACACGAAAGTGATGTATGCGATTTCTCGCGGTTCCTATAACTCTGGAGATTTCACGGTGATGGTTGATAAATACGGAAAACCTCTTCTTTATCAGGGGGATCAGGAGGACACAGATGACTGATACGGAAAGAAGAAGACTTGAAGCGATTTGCAAGGTTGCAAGAGTTAATGATATTGGAGAATTGTCCGATGGGTTTCATACATTTAATAGCCTGTATGAACAGAGGATGATTTTGTTTGCTGCTCTAGTAAAAGCATATAAGGATAAAGCGTGGAAATCATATAGGCATGAAGACGGAGAATACTGTTTCGGCGGTGGCTGGTTTATCGTGGGAATTGATACGCCAGAGGGTAGTTACACATATCATTATGAGAACAAGCATTGGGATATGTTTGACTGTATAGACCTTCCGAGAGCGAAACACTGGGACGGGCATACCGAAGCTGATGCCGAAACGAGATTGATGTCTTTACCCGAGCGAAAGACAGACGGGGACACGATAAGCAGACAGGCAACTTATCTTGCTCTGGTTGAAAAAGGACAGGCGAGTAAAAGATATAAGCTTGGTGAAACATGGGAACTGAACGGAAAAGAAATCAGAGAAGTGTTGGATGCGTTGCCATCGGTACAGCCCGAGCGAAAGAAAGGGAGATGGATTGTCATAGTAAAAGGATGTAAATTGACATCGTATAAATGCTCTGAATGTGGAAGATACATAGCTGATGATACAGGGTATGATGTAAAGAAAGACTATCCGTTTTGCCATTGCGGGGCAGACATGAGGGAGGACACTGATGAATGACGATCTGATTAGCAGAGCGGAGGCTATAATAGCGGTTGAAAAAAGCAGACAGCTAAATCATCATACTGATAAAAAAGCAATAAGCGCACACGAGCACGAGCATAGACATTTCATGAGAATTCTGACTGAGTTGCCATCCGCACAGCCGGAAATCAACTGTTCGGAAATTCCGAACAACTCAGATGTTGTCAGCAGAAAAGCCGTCCGGGATATGGTTGCCACATGGTCATATGATATGGCAGAGTGGGAAGATATGGAATTGGCGTTGAGTGATGTGGACAAACTTCCATCTGCACATCCAGAAGTTATCCATTGCAAGGATTGTGATTTGTGGCATAGGACAGGATGCCCGATGAATATTTTTGTGAAAAAGCCAGAGCCGGGTTATTTCTGCGGAACGGCAAAGAGGAAAGAAAAATGAAGGTTATTTTTGATATAGAAGCACCAAAAAGATGCTATGATTGCCAGTTTCACGACTACGAATTTGGATTTTGCCACTTGGACAAATACTTTATGCACACTGATTGTTTAGATGATTTACTTGGTGATACAGAAAGAGCCGAAAAGGGCAATTGCCCAATAAAGCAAAATGGATACTTAGCGGAAGCGGCACAAATGGTGCTGGATTTTATAAGAAAGTGCGAAGGTAACGATGCTTATATCACAACGCCAGACGGTGAAAGACTATCTTCTGATTGGGGATATGTTGATGAAGGTTTGGAAGAGATAATAAGGTGGGCAGAAGGGAGAAAAGAAAATGGACAGCCAGACATATGAATCACCAGAACGCATCCATGAGGATAAAAGATACATTTTTGAAAGAATCACGGTCAGGATGATACACCGACAGCCGTACTATGAAATTAAGTATATCTATAACGGCGAAAGAATGACAGGATACGGATCATATTCGCTTGCCGTATTATCAAACTATCTCAGACATTATTTTATCCAGCAAAAAGGTTACATGTGGGATTGCCCAAAGTGCGGTTTGGAAAATCACAGCGTTTTCAAGAAATGTCCGATATGCGGATATGAAAGGCAGGATGTACAAATTGAAGAAAATGAGCAGTTTACTGATCTCCGAGAGGAACAGGAGGAAAGGTTAGGCGTTGCGCCGATCTTGAATCCAAAGAGATGATACTTGCAGTTATGCAATTTTGAAAGGAGTAACAATATGTCAATCTTAGTAAACGCAACAAAGAAGGTAAATGTTTCTGCGCCGTGGTGGACGTACTACAGAAAGCTTGATGCGCTTTTTGGAAAGGATCAGGAAATCCACACCACATTTGAGGAAGAAAAAAAGATTATCGTCCTCCGTGTAGAGAATCAGGACAAGGCAGAGGCACTGGCTGAACTGTTGCCGAGAAGTGTGCAGTTAGGAAATGTGAAGGTTTCGATTGTTGTTCTTACGTCAAATGAAAATACTGAGACAAGAGCGGAGCTGATCAAAAAGGCACTGAATGGAAATCCGGTGCTGTCTTATGATCAGGCTGTGGAAGGTGTGATGACGAATCCACTCCATTACTTTGTCATGCGCAATGAAGTGGCGCAGTTTTGGAACGACAACCTCCACGACATCAACGGAAGGGAATCATATCTGTATGAGGATCTGGCAAGGGAAATCATCGGGGAAGATGATGGTGTGATGTTTTGCACGAACACGCCTGACAATCCCGACCATCATGAAAGGCTTACGGATGACAATCACTAAGGCAGTAGGCTTGATATTGCTTGTGCTGTTGGCGATATGGATAGAAGTAATTGAGTGAAGGGGAGGCGTTATGCCTGCACTGCCATTTATAGAGTATAAATGCCCAGAATGTGGAAAACTGTTTATTGTGCAATACCCGTCTTATTGGGTGTACAAAAAGCAGTGGTACAATCAGGTTTACGTTTGCTGTTCATGGACGTGCTTCCGTAAGGTTGAAGACCGGATGGAAGCACGGCGAACGGCAAGGGGAAGGAAAAAGGGGCAGAAATGGAAAAAGACAATAGAACGAGAAAAGCAGATAGAACGAGAAAAGCAGGAACAGCAGGAAAAGGAACAGGCGAAGGAATAGACCTTGCGCCAAATATCATTAACTGCCAGTATGCAAGACGGCTGAACCAGAATGATTATCGCTATTACGAGTGCCGGAACACTGTCGGGACATTTGCCAACAAGATGGTGTGTCAGGCATACTGCGCAAGGTGCAAGAACCGGGTGCCGATCATACAGGACAGGGAGGCTGTTATGGAGAAGGAACCGCAGGTGCATCAGACAACGATAAAAGAGTGGTTGGGGGGATATGCATGATACCTACAGGAGCGTTACTCGCTTTAATGGCTCTATTTTGCGTTTCTATGGCTTTTGGGTTCTCAATGGGGGTTTTATTTGGGAAAGCAAAAGAACAGCGCAAAACAGGCGAGAACACGGATATTTCGGATGATACGGAATGGGAGGACTAAAATGCTTTACGTAAACTACAAGAAGATGACTGCAACAGCAAAAGAACCGACAAAAGGAAGTGCAGGAGCGGCAGGGTTAGACCTGTACGCTGATACAGAGCAGGATATTGTTGTCGAACCGGGCGAAACAGTACCGTTTTACACAGGACTTGCATTTGAGATTCCGAAGGGGTATTGCGGATTGATTTTATCACGGTCTGGAATTGGAACGAATAGGAGATTGAGACTCCCGCACTGTGTTGGTTTGCTTGACGATGATTACCGTGGAAATGTTAGTGTTCCGATGTGTAATGACAGTAACATACCGCAGGTTGTAATAGCGCATGAGAGGATTGCGCAATTACTGATTGTTGAAAAACCGGAAATAAAGCTTGTGGAAAAAGAGGAATTATCAGCGACAGAGCGTGGCGCTGGCGGTTTCGGGAGTACAGGAAGATGAACAGGAAGCAGAGACTTTTAAGAGCATACAGGGAGCTTGCGCAGTCGGCGGTCAATGAGCATCTGGAATACAAAACAACTTTCATCCTGTCAGGCGTTATCATTGCCATGGATGCCGCACACGCTAAAGTGAATTATGAGAAATTCCTTCAGGAATTCGCAAGGATATATCCGAAAGTCCTTAAAGAACCAAATGAAATGATGGAAAAAGCAGAGGAAATCAGCGGATGCAGCCTTGAAATTCACTGGGAGGAATAATTATTCATGGCGTGGAGAAACTACAACAGCAGCGGAACAAAATACCACAACAACAGGGTTACGGTTGATGGACAGACCTTTGATTCACAGAAGGAACTGAGGCGTTTCAGAGAACTGTCAATAATGGAAAAGGCCGGGATGATCCGTGGATTGGAACGGCAGAAGAAATTCCTGCTGATCCCTTCACAACGGGAGCCTGACCGGATCGGAAAGAAGGGCGGCAAGAAAAAAGGGGCTGTGATCGAACGTGAGGTCGCATATTATGCTGATTTTTTCTACTACGATCATGAAGGCCGGGAAGTGGTAGAGGACGTAAAGTCTCCTGCAACCCGGACGAAAGATTACATCTTGAAAAGAAAAATGATGCTTTACAAGTATGGCATACGAATCCATGAGGTATAACGAGCAGGTTATAACTTGACACAATCCACAAAATGTGCAATCATGTAGCTAGTGGACAACATAATGAAGATTGTTGATTCTTCATCATCACTCCTCCATCATTTGTTATCTGCTCACACAATTTCAAAACCCGCCGTCACAGCATTGGCGGCGGGCATGGGGATGTAGTTTAATCGGCAAAACAAAGACCAATACAGTTACTACTACTGAATTTCCTTCTTGTGGTGCTTTACAACTCCCTTTGCAGGTTCGATCCCTGCCGTCCCCACTCGCAAGGTTGGCTTGTCCTTGCGGTACGGTTCCTCTCTTTGAAAATAGACGGCGAAAAAGCACAGGACTATAGGACATATTTCGGTTGTCCTGCCTGTGCTTTTTCGTTTATTGGCATGTATTGTTTAATGCTTAATCAAATTTGTGTAATTTTAGGGAAAAGAGTATGTCAGTAAAAAAAGAATTTCTTCATGTGAATGTATCAGAACTTATACCGTATGAGAATAATCCACGGATTAACGAACCTGCGGTTGCAGACACTATGGAAAGCATAAAACAATGCGAGAATCTTGATCCAATAGAAGTTGATGAAGACTTTGTAATTCTTTCAGGTCACACACGCCTGATGGCCATGCAGAGGCTTGGCATCAAAGAAACTGATATTGTACGGTATACCGGGCTGACGGATGAACAAAAAAAGAAATACCGCATCCTTGCCAACAAAACGAATGAGCTTGCTGAGTGGGATTTTGAAAAGTTAGAGAAGGAAATTGCTGATATAGATTTTTCAGACTTCTCTTTTGATTTTTCGGTTGATAATGACGATTCACAAGCAAGTGAGACACAGGAAACTGAACCGCCAGAGCCGCCAGAAGAACCACGGGCGAAGGTTGGTGATCTGTATCAGCTTGGGAACCACCGCTTAATCTGCGGCAATAGCACCGATCCTGCGGTTATTGATAGGCTTATGGGTGGGGCAAAGGCTGATATGGTCTTTACTGATAGCCCCTATGGTATAAATATCGTTAATGATAAAGGAAAAGTCGGAGCAGATAACATAGCGAAATGTGGGAGTTATAATCCTGTTATTGGCGATGATACAACAGAAACAGCACAACAGGCTTATGATATATATTCACAACTATGTGACAAGATGATTTTATGGGGTGGCAACTACTTTCTTGATTTTCTCCCTCCGAGTGATAGTTGGTTGATATGGGACAAAGAAACAACAGGAAACTTTGCAGATGGCGAAATGGCTTGGTGCAGTTTTCATACTCCAGTTAGGATTTATCATCAGTTGTGGAACGGTATGATAAGAGAGGGAGAACACGAAAAGCGAGTGCATCCGACACAAAAGCCAATAAGGATGTTGAGTGAGATATTGCGAGACTTCACGAAGGAGGGCGATATAATACTTGATGTCTTTGGTGGTTCGGGAAGCACATTGATTGCGTGTGAGCAAACAGGACGGACTTGTTATATGGCGGAGTTATCTCCCGAATATGTGGATGTCATTATAGCAAGGTGGGAGAAACTGACAGGAAACAAGGCTGTGTTACTGACATAACATTGACAATCCCTACATACGGAGTTATAATATAAGTAGATAATTTTGTATGTTCGGAGGTTTAACGATGTTAAGATTAAGTGATGGTTTACAGGTTGGAAAAGCAGGAGAATATCTTGTATGCTTTGATTTGATTATGAAAGGCTTTGTTGCTTATCCGAGTGAACAGGGGTTGCCTTATGATTTGGTTCTTGACACTGGGAATAAGATGTTGAAGATACAAGTTAAATCAACGAGAGAGCCGAAAACGATACCGCAAAGAGCAGATGATTATAAAGGATACTTGTTTCAAGTAAAAAGGTGTGGCAAAGGCGGTAAAAATCATTATGCCAATGATGAAGTTGATGTGTTTGCACTTGTGGCACTTGATATAAAGCAAGTCGGATATATTCTTAATGGTGATATGCCTATGTCAATTACATTAAGATGTGACGATATGCGAGGGACATATTACGATGAACAAGGGTTGAAGCATTATAATGACATTATGAAATTAAAGGGCAAAATGTCACAACAAGAGATAGCTGATACATTAGGCATAAGCAAAACCATTGTGAACAAGATGTGTTGTAAAACCTATAAACCGCATATATCAAACGCAAGATATTTTTCGGACATCATAAGGGAGGCTGATTGGTTTGAGCAGATTTGACCTTTTCGGCGGCAGTGGTAGCACACTAATAGCCTGCGAACAGTTAAACAGAAAATGCTATATGTGTGAGCTTTCCCCACATTATGTGGATGTAATCATTCAGCGGTGGGAAACATTGACGGGTAAGAAAGCGGAAAGGCGGTGAGGAACTATCGCCAAAGGGAAATATCAAGAATGGATAACAGATGATGGTCTGTTACAGCTTAAAGGATGGGCAAGGGATGGCTACACAGATAAACAGATTGCAAAAATGATCGGTGTATCAGAGCGCAGTTTTGAAGATTGGAAAAGCCGATTCCCTTCACTTTCTTCAGCCCTAAAACAAGGTAAAGCACCTGTTGATATTGAAATAGAAGATTCAATGGCTACCCTTGCAAAAGGGCATTATGTCACGGTAAAAAAGCCCATTAAAATCAGAACTGAAAAACGCCTGAAGAAAAAGGATAAGGACGGCAAGGAATACGAAACAGGAACGATCATTGAAGAGCATGTTGAGTATGTGGAAGAGCAGGTATATATACCGCCAAACGTAACAGCACAAATCTTCTGGCTGAAGAACCGCAAGCCTGAACAGTGGAAGGATAAGCGTGAACAGGTGGTAAGTACGAAGGACGGTATGCTTGCTGATCTGATAAGCGGTTTAAAAGAACCTGTTGAGGATGATGCGGAATGATATACACACCCAAACAACGGCGTTTAATGCGACTGTGGCAAACGAACAAGTTGAAGCGCATAAATATACTGGAGGGAAGTGTTTCGTCAGGTAAAACATGGATTTCGCTTGTCCTATGGGCGTTTTGGGTGCATGAGATGCCTGATGCTCCTGATCATCTGTATCTGATGAGCGCACGGTCACTCACAACATTAAAACGGAATTGCCTTTTGCTCTTGCAGTCGCTTGTAGGTGAAAGTAATTTCCGTTTTTCCATATCTGCAAAAGAGGGATGGCTATTTGGGAGACATATCCTGCTTGAAGGTGCGAACGATGCACAGGCAGAAGCGAAAATCCGAGGCGTAACGCTCCAAGGGGCGTATGTGGATGAGGCTACTAAACTTCCAGAAGATTTCTTCACGATGCTTCTGTCACGACTCAGGAAACCGAACGCAAAACTATTTTGCACAACGAATCCTGACTATCCCGGTCACTGGCTAAAGAAGAATTACATAGACAGGCAGGATGAACTTGATATTTTGGATATGTGTTTTTATCTGGATGATAATACGACACTTCCAGATGATTATATAGAAAACGTAAAAAAAGAATACACAGGCGTTTTTTATGATAGATTTATAAGAGGGCTGTGGGTTCTTGCAGAAGGGCTGATATTCCCGATGTATCAAAATGCGCTGGTTGACACAATACCAGAAATGAAAACATCGGAGATTTGTTTAAGTATTGACTATGGTACAATGAACGCATTTGCCGCCCTGCTATGGGAGAAAAAAGGGGATGTGTGGTATGCAACGAATGGTTACTACTACAGTGGCAGGGATTCAGGCATACAGAAAACGGATGGCGAATACCTGACAGACATCGAAAAAAGGTTTTCAAACGAGATCAACCTGATTGTCCATAACATAGACGAATCGGTGAGGACAAGAGTGCCTGTCCGTAAACTGGAAGTAATCATAGACCCGTCTGCCGCATCGTTTATAGCACTCTTGCAGAAAACTAAATGGGCGAAGGTACGAAAGGCTGATAATGATGTCATTAACGGTTTGCGTGAGACAGCAAGCGCAATAACAACAGGGAAAATAAAGGTGCTGAAAAGTATAAAAGAATGGGCTGTTGAGGCCGGCGGATATGTCTGGGATGACAATATCGAAGGTGAAGAACGTCCAGTCAAAGTAAACGACCATTATATGGATGCATCACGCTACTTTGCAAAGACAAAGAGACTCATGAAAATCAACCGCACAATGTAAAGGGGATGAAATGCAGAAGACATATCAAGACCTGTTAGAAGTCGGGGAACGTGAAGAAGACCGCATGGAATTCGTGCAGATGCTCATACGCACAAGGGGTGATGATCCGCAGTATACCATTGCGAAGATTGCGGATCAGTACAACAGGCACAAGAACGTTACAATCACACAGTACCAAAAGATTTTGTATACAGTAACAGGAAAAGCTATACCTGATAATTACTCAGCGAATTACAAGCTTGCATCCCGGTTCTTCAACCGTTTTATTGTGCAGGAAGTACAATATTTATTGGGAAACGGCATAACATGGGAGAATAGCGACACAATTAAAAAACTTGGGGTTGATTTTGACAGAAAAACAGTGGAGGTTGCATTAGATTCACTTGTCAGCGGAACATCGTTTGGTTTCTGGAATTATGACCATATGGAACCTTTTTCATATCGGGAATTCGTTCCGATGCATGACGAAGAAAACGGCTCTCTTTCCGCAGGTGTACGCTATTGGCAGATCAATCCTCAGAAGCCGTTACGGGCTACGCTTTACGAGCCGGACGGATACACGGAATACATCTGGCGCAATGGTCAGGGAGAAGTGCTGAACGAGAAACGGAAGTATATCACAAGATATGTGAGGACTGAAGCAGACGGAACAATCATCTATGACGGCGAGAATTATCCGGGATTTCCCATTGTTCCAATGTTCGGAAATCCGCACCACCAAAGCGAACTTGTAGGATTGCAGGAACAGATTGATTGCTATGACCTGATCAAGAGTGGATTCGCAAACACAGTTGATGAAGCAAGCCTGATTTACTGGACAATCAGAAATGCAGGTGGGATGGATGATGTGGACATGGCAGAATTCGTTCACAGAATCAGGCGGTTACATGTTGCAACGGCTATGGATGATGCAGAGGCGGAGCCGCATCAGATTGAGGCGGCATACAACAGCAGGGAAGCATTGCTTGACCGTTTGCGCTCTGACCTTTACGAGGATGCAATGGCACTGGACACGAAGAGCATTGCAGGTGGAGCAGTGACCGCAACGGAGATCAAGGCAGCGTATGAACCGCTGAGACAGAAAGCCTCTCAATTTGAATACTGTGTTCTGGACTTCCTTCACGGCATCATGGAGATTGCCGGGATTGACGATCATCCGACCTTCACTCCTGATATGTTGGTCAATCAGGCTGAAGAAATCAGCAATCTTGTATCTGCCGCCGAATACCTTCCGGGCGATTATGTAACACGGCGAATCCTGACTTTGTTTGGTGATACGGACAAGGTGGAAGAAGTGCTTAATGATATGTCGAGGGAAGAACGCATAAGCTTTACAGAGCCAAATAGACAGCCTGACAACGAGCCGGGAGGTGGATTGAATGGCGAAGAAGAAACGGCCTGATCCTGCGCACCGGGAAACGGATAAAATTATAGAGCGCATCGAAAAAGAAATCACTGAAGAATACCGGAAAGCGCATGAAGAGGTAACAGAAAAGTGGCAGGATTACCTGCGGCGGTTTGATATCAAAGACAAAAAGTGGCGTGAATGGGTAGAGAGCGGAAAGAAAACAAAGGATGAATACACCAAATGGCGTAAAGGTCAGATCATGATGGGCAAGCGGTGGGAAGAGATGAAAGATGTGCTTGCTGAAGATTACGCCAATGCCGCCGAGATTGCAGACAGCATAGCGAACGGATACCGCCCGGAAGTGTACGCAATCAACCACAACTATACCACTTACGAAATCGAACAGCAGTCACAGCTTGATACTTCCTACACGCTTTACAGTCGGGAAAGCGTGGAACGGATGTACCGTGACAATCCGAAACTGTACCATGATCCGGGAAAGGATAACGCCGCCAAACTGGCAAAGGGTGAAATCAAGGCGTGGAACAAAAGAAAAGTGCAGAGCGTCATTACACAAGGCATCCTGCAAGGTGAATCCATCCCACAGCTAACAAAACGCCTTGAAAGAGTGACAGGCGGCGCACATGCGGCGGCTATCCGTAACGCCCGAACGATGATGACCGGGACTCAGAACGCAGGTCGTATTGACGCAATGGAAAGGGCAAAAGATATGGGGATCCCTGTCAGGAAACAATGGCTTGCAACTCTTGATACTCGCACTCGTATATGGCACAGGGAGCTTGACGGAAAGATAGAAGACATTGACAAGCCGTTTGAAAACAGCGTTGGTAAAATTATGTTTCCGGGTGATCCTGATGCGGATGGAGCCAATGTCTATAACTGCTTTATAGGCGAAACAAAAGTAGCCTCCGACAGCGAGATTGTCAGAAGCTACAAACATGAATACACTGGGAATCTAATCACAATCGAAACAGCCGGAGGCGTAAAGTTCACCTGTACCCCGAATCACCCAATACTTACTCCGAAGGGGTGGGTCAGAGCTGAAAGCCTTAAGCGTGGCAATGACATTCTCATAGCAAGCATCCGTGAGGATGGTTCTTTGGGGGTTAATCCACACGTAAACCATGCTTTTTCCCGCTTTGACGCAATTCATGAGCTTTTTGATAAAATGAGGGGAGAGAGGACTCGCAGTCTGAGTGTGAATTTCCACGGCGATATCCCCACAACCGATGTCGAGATTATAACTAAGAAACGGTTCTTGGGGTATAACGCTAATACCAGCATCGGAGATAGCGTCAATAAATTCCTTCTCATACATCCCAATGAATCGCTTATGGGCAAGAGCGCGTTTATGAAGCATTTCGCTGCTATTAGGCATTCCACGTTTAGCTTCATGAGCTGCTGCTACAAGACGTTGGCGCTCATCTTTAGAAGTATGAGCCATGCGGTTGTACATCGCCTCAGAACGATTGCGGGGTGTGATTCCGTTTTTTTTGAGTCGCAAACCAATGACGTGCCTTGCCACGCCGAGTTCATCAGCAATGGACTTAACGGAGCGACCACTATTGTACTCACTGATAATATAGTCAATATCAAGATTTCTTCTGTAAGACATATACCTGTTTATAACCTCCAAACTGTGAATGGGTATTATTTTGTTAATGACATTATACCGCAAGGTGAAGAAAAGTACAATTGCAAAGGAGCAATAGCGCATAACTGCCGCTGTACGCTATTGAGCGCAATCAAAGGATTCGAGATTGATACATCGGACATTAACCTACGGCATAACAAAAATCTAAAAGGCATGACATACGAGCAGTGGAAGAATGAAAAGAAATCCACAAGCAATCCAATTACATTGCCGGAAGAAAAAGCAAAAGCAATAAAAGGATCGTATGTAAGGCAGTACCGTGAGGGGTAAGTATGGGTAGCTATGATTTTGAGATAAAAGTGAACAACATTGAAGAAGTGGATGAAAGGCTCAATCGAGGGATCGAGAACGCACTTGAAGCTATGGGAATGCAGTCTGAGAATTATGCAAAAGAGAAGTGCCCTGTTGATACTGGATTGCTGAGAAACAGCATAACACACACACTGGCAGGAAAATCCATATCACAAAATTATCATGCAAGTTATGGATCAAATCGAAACCGGAAAGGAAATCGAATAAAAGCATCGGCAAAAAGCGCAGGTTCAGTAGGATTTGGTACGATATCAGGTTCTATTGGTGGAAACGATGAAGAGTCGGTGTATATTGGAACGAACGTAGAATACTCAGCGTAGACACACATGCGCCTTTACACAGAAATGTGTATCGAATAATCGGACAAAATCGGTGAAGGCTAAAACCTGATTATTGTTCCGAACCTCTGAATGTGGTACAATAAATAAAAGGAGGTTGGAACGATGAAAAAGGTCAAAAATGATTTAACAGGAAAACGATTTGGACGTTTAATCGTAATCGGAATCGATGATAGAGGGATAAAAAGAACCTACTATTATTGCAAGTGCGATTGCGGAAACGTAAAGTCAATACGGTCAGATGGTTTGACATCAGGGGCGGTCACTTCTTGTGGGTGCAGAAAACTGGAACAAGATACAATAAATCTTACCGCAAACCACAAACATAAAATGAGCGGAACACGCATTTATTCGATTTGGCAGGGAATGAAGGGAAGATGCTATAATCCTCATTACGCAATGTATGAACGATACGGTGGAAGAGGAATAAATGTGTGCAATGAATGGAAAAATGATTTTTCCGCATTTTATGAGTGGGCGGTGCAGAATGGGTACTCTGATGATCTGACGATAGATCGTATTGATAACAACAAAGGGTATAGTCCTGATAATTGTAGATGGGCAGATCGGGAAACCCAAAGCAGAAACCGTTCATCAAACATTAACGTCAAAATCGGAAATTCAACAAGAACACTAACAGAATGGTGTGAAATCTTTAAAGTTGAACCGAAGGCGGTTTTTGCAAGATATAGGCGGAACGGTTTTATCGGAATAGATGACCTGTTTAATCGCTAACACCGAGGTAATCGGGAACAACACCCGACACTGTAGAGCGTAGAAGGTGAGCGTTAAAGTGAGCAATAATCCTTCCAAGAGTGTCCGACATCCTATATGGATGATGATGTACGCCGAACCGAGGATGAAATGACATCCTATCATGCGGAGAAATCCCCGGAAGTAAAGGATAAAAAGCCTTTACGGTAACAAATGATGTGGAATTAGGAACATCACGGCAAGACCCACAGCCTTACCTCCGCCCAGCCGTAGAAGATCATGTAGACGAACTAAAACGCATAGCGGAAGCAATGATACAGAACGCTTTCCAGTAATTGCAGACAGCCGTTTGAGCAGTAATAAAAAACCTATGGTTTTTCAATCCGAAAACCATAGGTTTTCTTTTTGTTATGCTAATATCGCTTGAGAAACACAAAACGGGGAATGCTTGTTTGACAGAGAATGCATTTTGTGGTATCAAGATTGTTAGAAAAAAGACGAATTGCCGAGGCACTGGCAACCGAAGGATAGGAGGTCTTTGGATGGCACTTTGGAGGGAAGTTCCGGGGTACGAAGGACTGTATCTCGTGAGCGATGAAGGCGATATATTATCACTTCCTCGTGTTGTGTCAAATGGTCGTGGCTGTTGGGTAAAGCCCGGAAGGATTTTGAAGCCGGGTTTAAGAGGCAACGAGTGGCTTAAATATGAGTTTGTGATCCTGACAACGGCAGAAGAAAAAGTGAGGCACGAATCTGTTCATAGATTGGTTGCGGAGGCTTTTGTTTCAAAGCCGGACGGATGCAACCATGTAAATCATATTGACCATGATACTCTTAATAACCGGGCAGAAAACCTTGAGTGGTGCACTCAGCAGTATAACAACGAATATGGGCACAATAAACCTGTAGCACAGTATACCGAAGATGGTGAACTGGTAGCGAAATACAAAAATATAACGTATGCAAGCGAAATAACAGGCATCGGAAGGACGGCCATTAATAATTGCCTTTCCGGGTGGTCTGGATCGTCTGGCGGTTATGTTTGGAAGTATGAACAGGATTGAAAGGGGGAATGACCTATCGCACTCACAAGAAAATACCTTGCGGCTCTCGGGATCGAGGCTGAGAAGATCGATGAGATCATCACAGCCCACGCTGAATCACTGGAAGCGGTGAAAAGCGAAAGAGACAGATACAAGGCGGCTGTTGACGAACAGAAGTCTGAAACATCTGCAAAAACTGAAGAGCTTGCAAATGTCCAGAAGGAATTGGACGAACTGAAAAAGAAGGTCGAAGCTGACGCAAAGAACCGTGAAGGCAAAGACTACGACAAGCTGAAAGAAGAATTCGACAAATACAAGGCCGAAATGGCTGAGAAGGAAACAACCGCCACAAAGGAAAAGGCGTTAAAGGAGCTTCTGTCTGACATGAAGATGTCTGATAAGGGTACGGCGCAGGTCTTGAAGTGGATGGGCGTTGGCAAGGTTGAACTTGACGATAACGGCAAGATCAAGGATGCGGCGAACCTGAGAAAATCCATCAAAGAGGACTGGGGCGATTACATCCAGACAGAAGGCGCAAAGGGTGCGGAAACGCACAATCCGCCCGGTGGCGCAGGTGGTGGCACTGGCAGGACAAAAGCGGAGATCATGAAGATCAAGGACGCAAAGGAAAGACAGCAGGCCATCATGGAGAATCCTTCTTTGTTCGGGCTTCCTTCAGCGGAATGATCGAAAAGGAGAAAATGAATGGGAGCAAATAATCTCACAGCAACCGCCGACATCATTGCGGTCAGGGAAATTGATTTCGTATCGAGATTTGCAAACAACTGGCAGGATTTGAGGGATGTGATGGGTGTTTCCCGGCTCGTTCCGAAGGTTCCGGGAACAGTCCTGAAGTCCAGATATGCGGAGGTAACGCTTCAGAACGGCGCAATCGGTGAGGGGCAGGCTATCCCGTACTCTCAGGCAGAGGTCAAGGAAAAGGCCTATGCACCGATTGTCATCGACAAGTACAAAAAGGCTGTGTCTGCGGAAGCCATTGCGGATCATGGGTACGAAGCAGCGGTGCAGCTGACGGACGATCAGTTCCTTTATGAGCTTCAGGGCAAGGTTCTGGATGCTTTTTACGACTACCTTCAGACCGGAACGTTGATCAGGGCGGCAGGAACGTTTCAGGCGGCTCTGGCAAAGGCACAGGGCGAAGTGCGGAACAAGTGGAAGAAGATGAAGAAGGGTATTTCCGAGATCGTTGGATTCTGCAATATCCTTGACGCTTACACCTATCTCGGGGCGGCTGATATTACCGTGCAGACGCTGTTCGGTATGAACTACATTGAGAATTTCCTTGGATATTCCCGGCTGTTCTTGACCTCTGAAATCCCGTCAGGAAAGGTTGTGGCAACGCCTGTTGAAAACCTTGTGCTGTACTACATCAATCCGTCTGACAGCGACTTTGCGAGGGCTGGACTGGAATTCCGGGTTGACGGTGATACTCCGCTGATCGGGTTCCATGTGGAAGGGAATTACAGCACTCTTGTTTCTGAGTCAACCGCAATCATGGGAATGGTTCTGTTTGCGGAATACATTGATGGCATCGCTGTGATCGATATCGGTACGGAAACGTATACGGCGGTCGAATCTCCTGCAAAGGCAAGTCTCGGAACATATTTCGAGAAGGCGGCTGACAACACCTACTTCAAGACGCTCGATACCGATGTCGTAAGCGGAAAGACCTACTACACAAGGGCGGTAACAGCAGGAGCGTGACATGGTTTACACAGTCATCCATGACTTTGCGGATTTGCAGGACGGCGAACACATTTACAGAGTGGGGGATTCATTCCCCCGTTCTGGCGTGAAACCTACGAGCGGTCGCATAGCGGAATTGTTAAGCAATGGTAACAGGATCGGAACCGCATTGATTGCGGAGAAGATAGAAACAACAAGGACACCGGAACCGGAAACGAACTCGGAACCGGAACACAAGAGGCAGGGCAGAAGAAAGAAAATTTCTGCTGAAGCCTAAGGAGGTGATCAGGAATGCTGACCGAAATCTGCCAATACCTTAAAAACTGGTTCAATCGGAAACCTGATGGCTCTACTTATCCACAATATAGGGGTGTATTCGTGATAAGCGAAGGGAACATTGTTTGCGAGGGGTTGGCAGATGGCCAGTATTTCCGCATCATCGGGAGCCTGTTTAACGATGGTGTCCACAGGTTCGGGGATGCAGACCTGACAGACGAAACGTTTGAAGGGGCTGTGTGGTCGATGGGAGTACCGCCGACAGTCATACAGCTTGCACAGGACATAACGGACTGGCAAGCGAAGTATGGCGCAGTAGATGGGGCGGCTATGTCACCGTATCAGTCAGAATCTTTTGACGGATACAGCTACTCCAAACAATCTGGAGGTACAAGTGCCGGAGGCAGTTCATCTGCCGTATCGTGGACGAATGTTTTTGCATCAAGGCTTAGACCTTGGAGGAAGTTATGAGCTTACTGGCTGAGGCAATGGAACAATGCTGTTTTCTGGACAAGACTACACGCAAAGATGGATATGGTGGCGTTGAAACAGTCTGGCAGGAAGGGGCTGAGTTCAACGCCGCTTTTTCTTTAAACAACAGTGTCGAGGCAAGAGCGGCAGAAAAACAGGGCGTGACAGGTCTTTACACGATCATCACGGAAAAGACTATCAACCTACAGTATCACGATGTCGTGAAGCGTCTGAGGGATGGAAAGATTTTCCGTGTGACATCGGATGGTGATGATAAGCGCACACCTGCAAGCGCAGGGCTGAACATGCGCAATGTATCAGCGGAGGAATGGATTCCAGTATGAGCATGGATAAATGGCAAGCACTACAGGCGTTTTGGGATTCTTTCGGCATAGATGCTTATGACGAAGGTTCTGTGCCTGACGATGCTGTACCGCCATACATCACATACCGGGCAGGAATTGACGAATTCGATTCATCCATGATGCTTTATGCGTCCGTCTGGTACAGATCATCCAGTTGGAAAGACATATCACTAAAAACTTCTGAAATCGAACAGGCGATTGGTGCATACAAACTGATTCCGCTAAACGAACATGAATATTTATACATCAAAAAAGGTACGCCTTTTGCGCAGAGGATGCGTGACGAGGATGAAACCATAAAGCGTGTTTACATAAACATTGAGGCTGAATACTTCACACAAATATAAGGAGAAGAGAGCATGGGAAGATTCACTGTTATTCCGCAGGATACTTTCAACGCATTACAGCTCGATGCAGGTGTCCTGCTGAGGAATTTTGACCCTGAGAATCCGAGCGTTGCGGATGCGGATATTATTTGCGCTACTACAGGCGGTATCAATGCGGTTTGCCAGCCGACTTATACGGATATGGGCGAGGACGTGGACAATTGCCCGGTCAATATGAAAGAGCTGATGAACCTCGATTCTTGGGTGTGTACCCTTGGATTTACCGCCCTGAACATGAGTCCTGAAGGAATCCGGCTTGCGCTTGGTAGCGCAGACGTGAGCGGCAATAAGGTCACTCCCCGGATGAGCCTGAAACAATCCGATTTCACGTCTGCTATCTGGTGGGTAGGGGATAAGGCCAACGGAGGTTTTGTCGCTGTAAAATTGCTGAATGCCCTGTCCTCTGGTGGTTTATCCATACAGACCACAAAACGTGGAAAAGGCCAGACTGCTGTCACCCTTACGGGGTATGTGTCCATCAATGCACAGGATGTTGTACCGATGGAATTCTATTCTTACGATGGGGATGATGAAGAAACCATTGGAACCCTGACGGTATCCAGTGCGGCGGGAAGCACTTCGGGAACGACGGCTGTCACATACACCGGGCATACCCTTGCTTCCGGTGAGTCACTTAAGTACAAGGTTGACACAGCGGCGGCAGCAGTGGCGCTTGATGATGTTCTGACTACGGGATGGACTGCGTGGAACGGCACGGATGATATCGCCTGTGAGGCCGGGAAGAAGATCACGGTTGCGGTCGTTGAGACTTCCACTAACAAGGCAAAGGCCGCAGGAAGTGCGACAACGGTAATCAATACTGGTGAGTAACTGATTCACAACTGATTCATGTCTGGCGGCAAGAAACATACAAGCACCACAGCGAAGGAGGAAAAACATGAAAATATCTGAGATCAGGGATGAAAAGGCGGTTGAGGTTCTGGGCGATCTGATGGAACCGTTTATGCGCATCCTGAAGAGCAAGGAAGTGCAGAAGTGTGCAAAGAAGAATATCAGCATCGAATTGGCACAAGCCATGGTAAAGGCTGATCCGAAAGCGGTTCTGGAAATTCTTGCCATTTGCAATCAGGTTCCGCTTGAGGAATATCATCCGAACCCATTCGAGGTCATCCGGGATCTTGCAGGTGTTCTCATGGATGAAGCGGTGATGTCGCTTTTTTTCTCTGCGCCGCCGAAGGCGGTTCCGATTGCTTCTGGAGATGCTACGGAAGATACAACGGAAGGCGGTCAGGAAAACGATTCCTGAAATATTGCCTAGCTGAATACAAGGATAAGCAGGCTTCCGAAGTGCATAAAATCTACACATCGGAAGCCTTACGCTTAATAGAGAACCATACGGCTTACATCCATCAGGCAGTCGCAGGAGTAGGCACATCACTCTTAGAGCGCAGGTATTATGACCTGATCCACGGCACAGAGCCGGAGCAGGAAGAACCGCCAGAGAAACAGGCACAGGAAGTGAAGAGCAGGTTTATCAATGCTTTTAAGTAAGGGGTAGGACATGACTTTATTTGAGTTGGTGGCAAAGATCACCGTTGATAGATCTGGTTTTGATGAAGGATTGGGGGATGCTGAAAGAAGTGTCTCCCAATTTGCGTCTAAATTGGGGACGCATATCGGTGTCATTTCCAGTCTTACACAAACGGCGGTCAATGCTATCACAAGGACGGTTGAAGCCGGGACAAGCGCAGTAGGTGCGCTGATCGGTCAGGCAATCGAAGGATACGGCGAATATGAGCAGCTTGCAGGTGGTGTGGAGACTCTTTTTAAGGAGTCTTCAGACCGCATCATTGAATACGCGCAAAACGCATTCCAGACGGCAGGACTGTCAGTCAATCAGTATTTGCAAACAGCCACATCTTTTGCGGCATCCCTGATTAATTCCCTCACACAGGTCAGTTCGGCGGCATCAATGACAGCGGAGCAGATCACAGCGCAGAAACAGGCGTTGGATGACATGTACGACTCCCAAAAGGATGCACTGGACAAGCAGTATGACAGCTTACGTGAAAGCCTGAGTGACAGATACGATGCTGTCAGGAGCAACCTGCAAGAGACATACGAGGCACAACAGGATGCATACCGGGAAGAGCATGATCAGCTGAAGGAATCCCTGCAAGAGCAGTATGACGCAAAGAAAGAGGCGTATGACAACGAGTACCGCCAGATGCAGGAATCATTTGCGGCTGAATACGATGCGGCGCAGAATGCGGCATCCGACAGGGTGGCGGCATTAAGGGAGTCACAGCAAGCACAGGTCGATGCGATCCGAGAAGCTACGGACGCAAAGATCGACATGATCAACGAGGAATACACCGAGTCGATCAAGCTGATTGATGAAGAAAAATACAACCGCATAAAGGCGATTGATGAACAAATAAATGCGCTTAAAAAGGAATCACAGGATGAGCGCAGGATTAAAGAAAAACGAGCGCAAGAGGACAGACTTCAGACTCTCAAACAGAAGGTAGCAGATGCCGTAACAGTCGAAGATAAAATGGCGGCTGAAAGGGATCTGAACAACTACCGTGAAGAACTTGCGCTGAAGGATCGTGAGAATAAGCGCAACGAGAAGATTGATGCGCTGAAAGCTCAGAAAGACCAAATCAAAGAACAGGCAGATCAGAGGAAAAAGGCTTTACAGGAAGAGAAGAACGAGCGTGTAAAAGCCGTCCGGGATGCAGGTCAGGCACAGCTTAAAGAGACTCAAAGGGCAAATGCCGCCCAAATGTCTGCACTGCAAAAGGCGAATGCGGCACAGCTGAAAGCACTGAAGCAGTCGCAGGAAGATAAGCTGAGAGAATCCAAAAAGGCACAGGATGAAGACCTGAAGCAACAGCAAAAGGCAAATCAGGAAAAGCTAAAGGAGGACGATAAACGTCACGAAGAAGCCTTAAAACAGCTGAAAAAGGCGCAGGATGCACAGCTGAAAGAACTGAAAAAGAAACAGGATGCGCAGCTGAAAGCATTGAAAGAATCCAACGATGCGAAGCTGAAAGCTACAAAGCGTTATGTAGAAGAGCAAAAGAGACTTCTCGATCAAAGTAAGAATCAGGAAAAGCAGTCTATACAAGCCACAAAGGAAACGTATGAAGAGGCGGCTGAACTGACAGACCTTGCTATCCGGGATATGTCTGATAACGTCAATAAGATGGGTACATCTATGGAGGCGGTACAGAACGCATATCGTGGATTTTCAAGGGGCAATTTCACCATGCTTGATAACCTTCAGCTTGGGTTCTCAGGCACGAAGCAAGGCATGGAAGACCTGCTGAGAAAGGCTGAAGAAATCGAAGCCAGACAGGGCAGGACAACAAAATTCAGCATTGATTCTTTTGCCGACATCATCAAGGCCATTCACGTTGTTCAAACGGAGATGGGTATCACCGGAACGACAGCTGAAGAGGCGTCGAAAACGGTACAGGGTTCCATTTCAGCATTCAAGGCGGCATGGGAAAACCTTGTAACAGGATTCGGCAATCCAAAGGCTGATCTTGGAAAGCTGATTCAGGATGTTGTTGATACTGGCAAAACAGCATTGTCAAACGTCCTGCCTGTTCTCACGCAAGTGCTTAAGGGAATGGCAGAATTCCTGAAAGAGATTGCGCCTATAATTGCGGAAGAACTGCCGAAAATAATTAACGATGTTCTCCCTCCGTTACTTGATGCGGTCGGTGCGCTGATGCTTGCCCTTGCGCAGAATTTACCGCAGATCATCACGATCCTGCTTGATAAGCTACCTGCCATTCTTGCAATGGTAGGACAGGCAATCATTGACGGATGGCCTCAGATATCAGACGCAATCATGAAAGCACTGGACACAACAGGAGGGAAAATTCTTGCGGCAATTCTTGTTGTGAAAACGCTGATCAAGAATGCAGGAATCCTGAAAATGATTACTGGCGGTTTAAGCCTTGTAGGAGTCGCTTTTAAGGGGTTGATTGCGCTTGTGTCAAATCCGGTTGGCCTTGCGGTTGCGGCAGTCGTAGCAGGAATAGCGGCGGTAATACTGAATTGGGACAAAGTGAAAAAGGCTTTCTTCGCTGTCTGGGATGCGATAAAAACCGCTCTGGGAGCGATGAAAGAGTGGTTTGCAAGCGTTGGTCAGTGGATCGGTGACAAATTCAAAGCCGCTTTTGATGTTGCATCAAAGGTATGGAGTTCGGCAGGAAAGTTCTTCGGAAATGTCGCATCAACCGTAAAGAGTGCATTCAAAAATATCGGTTCATGGATCGGTGATAAATTCCGCAATGCGAAGGAGTCAGCTGTAAAAGCGTGGAATAACATCGGATCAAAATTCGCCGGGTATCGTGACAACATCATGAAAGCTTTCCAGAATGTTGGCTCTTGGTTGAGCGAACGTTTCATGACTGCCCGGAACAACATCACTACAGGATGGAGCAAGATCGGTGAATTTTTTGCGAACACCAGACAACATATCTATGACATCTTCTCAAAGATGCCGGAGAACTTTGTCACCATCGGCGGTAACATCCTGAATGGCTTGAAAAAGGGCATCATGGAAAAGGCACAGGAAGTATGGAACAAGGTTAAGGAGGTTGCAAGCAGTCTCGTTAGTGCCGCAACAGGTGCATTGAAGGAGAAATCACCGTCACGAGTATTTATGAAAATCGGTAACTATGTCATGGAAGGTATGGCAATCGGTCTTGATGAAAAGACTCCGATGGTGGAAAGCGCAATGGACGCTATGACCAACATGGTCATGAAAAAAGTGCCGGAACCCGAAATCGACCTTGCTATCCAGAGTCAGCGGAACAGAATTTCAAATGGCTTCGGCATGGGCGGTCAGATGATATCCGTACCACGACAAGAAACGCCACGCAACCTTACCGTGATTCTGGAGCTTGACCGTATGCAGTTGGCAAGGGCTGTCTATCAGCTTAACAATCAGGAGACTCAGCGTGTCGGCATGAGGCTTGCAGGAGGGTATGCATAATGTTTTCAGTGGATGGTTTACAGTGGAATCTCCCTTGTGATATCGAGCGTACCGCCGAAATGGAGGCAAGTGAGATATCCGGGATGCTTCTGAATAAGCAGTATTTTAATGATGTGATAGGTACTTACCTGCGATATACGGTTAGAATCGTTGTTCCGTTTGGAGGCGAAGCAGAATATTCACAGCTCTATGAAATTCTTACCGATCCGGTAGATGCACATAGTTTCGTTTTGCCTTACAATAGAGATAATATATCTATTACAGGCAGGGTTGAGCGGATAAGTGATATTTATAAGCGGCTTCCAAACGGTAACGTGTTCTGGCGTGGAATCAGTTTTGAGGTCGTTTCAAATGCACCGACAAAGACTCATTCTTTAGGGGAAATGATTCAAAGGGGACTTTCCCCTATGCCAAATATTGGCGTACCGCCTACAGGAACATTATTTGTGTTCGATGGCACAAAATGGGATGAAGTAGACTATGCAGATGCGGATGAAAGGTCGTACTGATGAAGTGTATTATCAATCAAAAAGAATATACTGCGGTTGATAATGTCAGTTTCAGCCCACAAACGAGCCTCACTATGGATAACCTTCCGATCAATCAGTTTGAGGTAAGGATATTTACAAACGATATCATCGACTACGGGCAATACTGCGAATTGAGGGATGATCTGGACAACCTTTGGGCGAGGTATTGGATATCTTACGCAGAGCGCATCGGTCAGGATGTGGATAAGGGAACATACATCGTAAAGGTGATTGCTCAATCCTCATTGGCTTTTTTAGAGCGGATTAAAATCCCGGCGAAAATGTACAATACGAACGCATACGCAGTTCTGACAGATATCCTTCAGTTGTCAGGGCAAAGCGGTGCGGTAACGCTTGATGCGGATACTCAGACAGAATGGAGCAATATTCAGATCAATGGATTTTGCCCGGAACAGACAGCAAGAGAAAGATTCCTCTGGTTGATGCTCTGCACAGGCGGTTACATAAAATCTTTTTTTGATACAGGGATTAAGGTTGAAAAACTGGAAACAGAAGAACCGAAACTGATCCCATTTGAAAGCACTTACTGGAAACCGACAATTTCCCACGGGGATTATGTGACGCAAATAAAGATACACGCCTACAATTATATAAATACAACTCCGCACAATACAGATACATATGTGACGGACGGGACTACTTATTGGGTGCAGGAAGAACAGATTATAACACTTACAAACTCTTTCGCTCCATCCGGTGTTCCTGAAAACATAATTGAAATTGAAAATGTGAACTTGGTAGATGCTAACATTGCAAGCGTTATCATTCAGAACCTTGTTGCATACTACTTCAACCGCATGGAGGTGAGTCTTGAGGTAATAGATAACGGCGATTATATTCCAGGGGATTTGGTAATTGCCTACACCGATGAGGATAAGCTTGTACGAGGATACATAGATCAGGTTGGTTTTGCGTTTGGTGTGCAAGCAAAAGGAACCTTGCATTTAACTGCGGCAACAGAGATAGATGGGGCTTTGCTTACCCTTATTTATAAATGGGAGAATATTATTATTGCAAAACAATCAATCTTTTTACCAAAAGATTATGAGTATTCAGTGACCACAAAATACCATGATTGGAGAATTGGAGGACATAGGTATATTTTCAGACCGCTTAAAAGTATTGTTACAGGAACGCTCACACAGGATACAACGGACATTGTGCAATGCGAGATTGCGCTTGACCATTACCGCATTGACGATGGCGATGAGAATAGGGCGATTATTCAGGGCGAGTATGAAGCTATGGTGGAACTGCTTACCGAATACTACACGCCGAAGATCAGGGAGTACGGCGCAGAAGCGGAAAAGAACTTTGTTACCGTCCGTAGCATGGTGAACAGCGTCTATAGCGGGAAGATAGCACAGGTGGATCAGTACACGGATATCTTGCATATCATTTCTGTTGATGAAGTGATAGGCGCTGGGGAAGGAACGGTGGATATTTCATAACCATGAGCGAAAAAAATGTCACTGTAAAGAAAAACGGCGTAGCACAGACATTTAATAATACTTTTGTTATTGGTACAAGGACGGACAAAGGTTCCGGGGATTGGATTCCTGAAGAAGATGCAAAAACCGCAATAAAGCATATCACGCTAAATGGTCAGTATATCGCCAGAAGCCGTGATAATGTCATGGGATATACTGCCGTATTCGTGAACGTGCCGCTTCGCAGTATTACAGGTGTAGATCCTAATGACGGGAATACCTATAAAGTAAGAATTGATGGTCAGGGGAACATTCGAAAAACAAGGGTGAATTGAGAATATTATGAATGAAGGGGTTCAGATTTTAGAAGGTGGGCTAACGAGAAGAATAAGCCCGGTCGATAAAATTAAGATCAATACTACAGATGGAAATAGCGCACTATATATTTCGGATTCACAGACAACAGGCGTTCTCCATGCGACTGAAAACGGCATTTATATCGCTTCAGAGGAAGGTTATGACGCATACTCTGAAGTGATCATTCGTGTTTTTGATGATTGGGATTATGAGACTCCTGACATGGATCTGGACTTATGGGATCTTGAAACAATCGAAGACTTTGAACTTGATCCAGATGGATTCGATGATGTGTTTAACGATCCTGATGAATGGACGGATATCGATAAGCCGATAGACTTAAAATTAAAGACCAAAAATATCTCTGGCATTGATCCGGTGACAGGGAATGATATGGAAGTCGGGCTGAATAAAGACGGCACTTTAGAAGAAAAATATTTACCATCTGCAATTCGTGTCGTTGTACCGCCGCGAAAGACAAGTTATCATAATGGAGAAACAATAGATTTTAGCGGTATTCATGTATATCTTTTTGATGCGAATGGAAATAGATTTACAAGCAATAAATATCCTACTGGAGAAATACCATTCGGGGAACTAATATTTCCTGTAACGATAGCAGAAGGAACTGGGGTATATGAAGCAGGATATCCTTCGTTTGATATCTCGCCATTTCCTAATCCATTAAAATTTATATATGGAAATAGTTATGTACCAAACTCATCATTAGCGACAGAACTGCACTTTACAGGAACTGAAGAAAAAGCAATCACAATATTCTATTGTTTTAAAGACTATACAGGTAGTGAATTAGGTAATGAATATCAAGGTTGCTATCTTTATGTAATAGCTTCAAAAAGTCAGTTTTATTTTATTGAACGTGCTGATAGTGGTGCAACTCATTATACATACAATAATAATGATATATATTTTAGATCATATTATTCGATGGGATATTATGAGGACAGTACACTTCCGCGCATTATGCTAAATGAATTAGATGATACTTTTGCATATCCCGAAAAGTTAATGTTGGCAAAAATAGCATATATAATGTTATACGGTGATATAACTGATAATAAAATTCCTGTACAATGGATTAGATCAGATAATAATATTTTAGAGGATGCTTTCGCAATAAAAATAGTTTCCGATAGCGAAGAAGATGATCAGGAAGAACAGGAAGATCCATATGCAGATGATTATGATTTCATATGGGCGGGACGTGCTTATAATCTAAATCGTGAAATGGTTCCGTCTGTATCATATTCAGATGGGATTATTAAAATAGCTGGTAATGATCGGGAATATACTGTTCTTGAAGCAGAGGCTCTTTATCTCGCAATATATGTAAAAACATTGTAATATAAGACAAAAATGATAGAATAATAAGTAGAGGAATAATATGTTTAAGATTAACAATACAACAATATATATTACACATGGAGATACCCTTGATGCACAGATTAGGATTCTTCAGGCAGACGGCTCAGAATACATTCCATCTGAAGGTGATAAGGTACGTTATCACTTGGAAGCACGGTCGGGACAAGATTTAGGGCGGGATATGCTGTAACAGATCCGAGAACAATCAGTTCTGGAAGAATCAACGGTACGCAGGTAATTAACACTAACAGCCCATCAGCAGGAGCGGCAATACGGTTTGTTTGTTCAACCAATGGTTATCTGTATGTTACAAAGGATAATACAGGTGTGAGTAATATTTCGACATGGTTAATTGATATAACTACGGAATAGAAAGTTTATCGTAGATCAATTAAAACCATATAGAGGTAATTTATGGCACAAGTTTTAATTACAGAATCATATCTTGAAGATATAGCAGATGCTATTAGAGAAAAAAATGGATCACAAAGCACATATAAGCCGGGACAGATGGCAATGGCTATTAGTGCTTTACCTGATCCACCAACGCTTATAAGTAAATCTATTATTCAGAATGGACTTTACAATCCTTCGAGCGATAATGCGGATGGATATAACAATATAACTGTAAGTGTATCAAATAGCTATACAATAGAAGATGAAGGAAAAATTGTTCAGAATGGTGCGTTAGTATCACATGTTTTGATAAGCAAAACAATATCAGAGAATGGAGAATATAATCCTGCAAATGACAATGCAGATGCATATTCGAATGTGGTTGTAAATATTGCAGGTGGTTTTGATATAGGGGATGAAGGAAAAGTTGTTCAGAATGGTGCGTTAATATCACAGGGAAGCATGAGTATTAGCATCAATTCATCTTACGATACAACTGCATTTTCAAATGTGGTTGTGGATGTACCAAATAGCTATAGTGCCGCAGATGAAGGAAAAGTTGTAGCATCAGGTTTATTATCTGAGCAAGGAATATTTAGTATTATTAGCAATTCAATATACGATACTACATTTTTTTCTCAGGTAAGCGTTGCGATACCTGAACCTGTTCTTGCAAGCAAATACATAATAGAAAATGGGACATATGATCCAACAGATGATAATGCAGATGCATATTCTCAAGTGGTTGTTAGTGTTCCTAATAGCGGAAGTGGTGACGATAATAGATATCTGATTTTATGTGAACGATCATCAGGAATATTAGTTGATTCGGAACTCATAAAAATAAAATCCTATTGGTGTCAAAGTAATAGTCATATTTATGGCATACAAGCTATAAATGTAGATGAAGTAAAATTATATGCATTTGATTCCTGTTCATTACTCAGTTATGTTAGCTTGCCAAAATGTAGCCTTATTGGCGGGAGTGCATTTGTTCGTACTAATATTCAAGATCTGTATCTTCCGAGCTGTAAAAGTATAGGTGGAACTGCCTTTGCATATTGTTCTTCCTTACAAAATGTATCATTGCCGATTGTAACCTATATAGGCGCGTATGCATTTAATAGTTGTTCTTTATTGCAGAATGTTTCTATACCAGAATGTATATCTATATCAAATTATTGCTTTAGTTGGTGTAAAAATTTAGCTTATTTATCACTCCCAAAATGTAAAACAATAGGAAGTTATGCATTTTGTAGCTGTGCAAAGTTAGAAAGTCTATATTTATTACAAAGTAGTGTTGCAACATTAGGAACATATGCATTTACCTCAACCCCCATGAGCATATCAACATTTCTTGGGTATTTTGGATCTATATATGTGCCTGCATCCCTCGTAGATGCATATAAATCGGCAAATCGATGGAGTGTTTACTCAGACCGCATAACAGCATACGTGGAGGAATAACATGAAACTTCAAATCCTTATCCCGCACTACAAAGAAACTGCAGAAGAGGTAAAGCCGCTCTTGGACAGCATTGCCCTTCAACAGAACATAGACTTTTCCGAAATCGGTGTGATCATCTGCCATGACGGTGAAGACATAGAAAACTTCTTTTTCCCTGCCGATTCCAGTGAAGAAGGATGCACATGGTCCCACGCATATCCCTTCAAGATTGAGCAGATCAGGCAGGAGCATAAAGGTGTCTCGGCGGCAAGAAACGCATGCCTTAACCATGCCACAGCGGACTACGTGATGTTCTGTGATTGTGACGATATGTTCTCCAACGTGTGCGGCTTGTACATCATCTTCCGGGAGTTTGCGAACGGCTTTGACAGCCTTATTTCCTGCTTTATGGAAGAAACAATGAATCCGCAGACAAAGGAGCATATCTACATCAACCACGACATGGACAGCACCTTCGTTCATGGCAAGGTACACAGGCGGCAATACCTGATTGACAATCACATCAGGTGGAATGAAAGCCTGACAATCCATGAGGACAGCTACTTCAACATCCTGTGCCAGAATCTGAGCCAGAACGTAAAGTATTGCCAGATGCCGTTCTACCTGTGGAAATGGCGTGACGCTTCCGTGTGTCGGCATGATCCGAAGTACATCTTGAAAACTTACCGGAATATGCTTGACAGCAACGATGCCCTGATAGATGCATTTCTGTCCAGAGGGCGGCAGGACAAGGCGATGTTTTACACAGCTTTCATGTGCTTCGATGCCTACTACACGATGAACAAGCCTGACTGGATCAATCAGGAGAACAAGGAATACCGAGACAGCACGGAGGCAAGGTTTGCCACATGGTTCAGGAAGCATGAGGACTTGTGGAACAGCGTTCCAATCACAGACAAGATGGTGATATCCAATCAGGTGCGGAGCAGAAGCATCAACGAGGGAATGCAGATGGAGGCGGTCACGGTTGACGGATGGCTGAGTCACATCAAAGCATTATGACAGAAAGGAGGAAATATGGATAGCACAATACTCGCAAGCATCATCACAGGAGCAGTAGCAATCATCGTCTGCATGATAAACAATCATTTCCAGAGCATAAAACAGGCGAAAGCGCACAATGACAATATTGTGCTGATTTCCTATCGGCTTGAGCAGTTGGAACAAAAGGTTGATAAACATAATAACCTGATCGATCGAACGTATGATTTGGAGCGTAGGGCAGACGTGATGGAAGAGAAGCAGAAGGTCGCAAACAATCGCATATCGGATCTGGAGCGGCATGACGATGGGAGGTAAGGATCAATGTTTAAGATAAACGGCACAACGATGTATCTCACAAGGGGAGATACACTAGATGTCACGGTATCGATCCTCAACGCTGACGGGAGCGAGTACACGCCAACGGAAGGTGACAGTGTGCGCTTTGCGGTTAAGAGAGCATACAAAGACCAGAGGACAATCCTTATTGTCGATATCCCCATTGATACACTACGCCTTAGAGTGGAGAGCGAGGACACAAAGAAATTCACAGCGAGAAAAGACCCGTATGTTTATGACATTCAGCTGACCAAAGAGGATGGCACTGTTGATACTTTTATCGACTGTGCTAATCTGTACATAACGGAAGAGGTTGATTGACAATGGGAAGCATTGGGGCAATCAAAATTGAAGATCATCTGACCGGAAAGCTATCCGCAAACAGAAGAATCAGCGGAAAGATAAGAGGTGAACAAAAGCTGATCGGTGTGATTCAACCGTCAACGGACAGCGAGTGCCACCACAAGGAATATGACGGTGAATACGAAGTGATTCCGAAAGCGTATGAAAAAACCGTCCTTGAAACGAACAAGCGCATCATGAAAGATGATATCACGGTGCATGAAATACCGATCACAATAGTAACAAATCTCAGCGGCGGGAGTACCGCTTGCATAGGATAAAGAGTAAAGGAGAAAGCATGGCAAACGAAAAAATCTCAAAAGTTATCTATGGCGGTGAAACGCTCATTGACCTTACAAGCGATACCGTAACGCCTGACAAGGTGCTTTCCGGGTACACAGCGCATGGGGCGAACGGTGAGACTTTCACCGGATCATGCAGTTTTGACTCTGATACATCCGATGATACGGCTGTTGCAGCTGAAATCCTCGCATCAAAAACGGCACATGCGAGAGGAATTGCTATCACTGGTGAGATGCCGAACCGTGGTGCTGTCACAGGCGTTATCTCCACTCTTGCAGGGGAATACACCATACAGAACGGCTACCATGATGGATCAGGAAAGGTTTCCATTGATGCAACGGAACAGGCAAAGCTGATTGCGGCGAACATACGTCAGGGCGTTACTGTGCTTGGTGTAGTCGGAACGATGTCAGGCACAGAGGACGTGAATGCCCAAACAAAAGATGTCACTCCGAGCAAGAATGCACAGACGATCCTGCCAGATACCGGGTACAATTTCCTTGCGCAGGTAAATGTTGCGGCTATCCCATACACAACGGCTCTAAATGCGGCAGGTGGCCTGACAGCTACCATTGCAGGAGCATAAGGCATAATCCACCATACAGAATCGAAGAAACGAGGTGTAAACATGCCAAATGTGAACAAAGTCGTTTATGGCGATCAAACGCTTGTGGACATGACGGATGCAACCGCAGACGCAAGCAAAATCGCAAGGGGCTACACGGCGTACTTAGCGGATGGATCAAAAGCCACAGGAACGCTCGATATAAGCCCTTACTATATTGATCTAAGCCCGGAAACAGAAGGAATGGCACTGTTTTATGACAGCACAAGATTATCATGAGATTACATGACGATGAGGTGATATATGGCGGCAACAGAACATATAAATCTGCCAGCATATGAGCAGATGGAAAGGCTCGTAAAGGCAAATGAAATCATAGCCGAGGCAATTAACCCGACAGGGTATACCGCTCTTGAAAAGGTGATTGCACAGGCGTACATTTCAGGCCGGACAGGGAATGTATGGAAGCGAAAGGTGTGGAAAACAGACACGAACAGTACAGATGCTTGCCCTGCGCTTGATTCATATGGAGAAGGTGTAGCTACACCATTTACCGATGAAGTAGCCGGGAATGACCCTTATATGGACAATTACGAGGTCTTTAAGTGGCAATACTGTAATTACGAACGGGAAAGTGATGGGACGGCACGTCTCACAGCCATCGAAGGATATCCAGATTACAAAGAAGAGGGATCTGTAGATGTCGGATGCATCCATCCTACTTTCTGGTGGAATTGGGTAGAAGAAAGCGATCATTGGATATTATATTTTTCCGATTCGCCAAATGCGGAACTCGGTCTTGTTCCGTGGAAAGATGCGGTAAAAGAAGACGGAACCGTAATGCCATATTATATCGTATCAGCGTTTCCATCCGTAACGGCTTCTGACGGCAAGCTCAGGTCGCAGCCTGGAAGACCTGCAAATAATGCATCTTACAATAACATCAACACTGCTTACGCCACCAAAGGCGCAGGGTATCATGGATCAGGATCATCCATCAATACGCTTGCACTTATATATTTGATGGTTAAATATCAAACGAAACTGGAAGCAACTGTGTTTACTGGCAATATCAGTTTTGAAATTAACGCTCCGATTGCTTGCGCGGAATCAAATGTAAAGCGAGTCCTCGTAGCAGCAACAGAATCAAGATTCCAAAAAGGATCTGGCGTAACTGTAGGAACTGCCAACAACGCATATTGGCTTAACGGCTCTCTTGTGTCGTGGGCAGAGATTGAAAGCGTTGAAGATGTTACAATTGACGGAACGCAGTATAGAGCTTTGAATCTTAAAGTATCTTCCGATTTTACAACTACGACAGAGATGTTTGTCGTTGGTTCTGCTTGTCCGTCAGGCCAGACAAGGAAAGTCATGGGGCACTATGACGGATCGATTATCTCTAATACAGATAGTAAACATTCCTTCCGTATTGAGGGAATGGAAATGATGAATGGTCTTTGGTTTGTGCAAGCAGACACGGTTATTGAATTTCTCAATAACACATGGAATGTCTATGTCGCTCCAAAAGGCGTTGCACATCCGCAAAACGCACATACAGGATTCAAATTGATAGGAAACAGCAGTGCATTTACAGCTGATGCTTATGTCGGAAATGTATGCTTTGATCTTGCGACAGGTGGTTACTATCACAGCGAAAAAGGCTCCGGTTCCGGTGTTGGTACTGGCACATATCACTGGCATGGTGGCGCAAGTGTTGCGGATGGCACTCTCAGAGAGTGGCTGGGCTGGGGCGCCCTGCTCCACGGTGCGTCCGGCGGTCTCGTTGCGTGTAACGGCTGGGGCGCCCTCGGGTATGCGCGCGCGGACCACGGCTCTCGCGATTGAATCCCTTTGCCGGGGTGAATTGCCGCTTTAGCGGCAAGAGGGGCTTGCCCCCTCAATAACTATACTGGTGGCGGTATCAACATGATATCGCATTTTAATTTTGAAACTATGTGGTACAACAGCCAGCCATTTGGAAGGAGGATGATATCTCATGAGGGAAAGATTTACAACAAAGCCGCAGAAAGTATCGATAATTACAGATGGCAATACCGTTTATTGCCAAATAGCACTGAATGCAGAAGAGATTGATGTGCCGGACATTGAAACGGAAACAACACATACAGAATGGGAATGTGATTTTAATTCTTTCCACTGCTCAAGGTTTGACATCGACATTGAAGATGTAAGGCTGAACCCGGAAATGTATATAGACTTTAAGCCAGAGTCGGTGTCTGATGCGGAACAACGCTTGCGCGATATTGAGAACGCGCTTGCGGAGTTGGGAGATATCATAGGAGGATAAAATATGGCAAAAATTTATTACAGGAAGATTAAGCGTGAAGAAATCACCATAGATGATGTACCTGAAAGGTGGAGGGCGCAAGTGCAGGCTTTGATAGATGCGGAGGAATATGACGGTAAATGAAATCTGCTGTGAATGCCAGTTCCGCAGGAGAAACGGTTGTGGGCGTGGAAGATGCGTTTATGAAGATTTTGTGGAAGAAAGGAGAAAATGGATGAATAAGATATTTACTTTGCAATGGCTGAAATGTGCCGCAATTAGGGCTGTGAAAACGGTGGCGCAGAGCGCAATAGCGACCATCGGAACGGCGGCGGCAATGGGAGAGGTGAACTGGACGCTCGTATTATCTGCATCAGCCCTGTCAGGCGTTTTGTCTTTGCTGACAAGCCTTGCAGGACTGCCAGAAGTAGAAGATAAGCGTGAGTGACGGAGAACTATTTCTCTACGTCCTCTTGTGGGAATTGCCAATCATAATAATCGGAATCATAGTTGCGTTTTGGGAATGGAAATGAGGCATAATGGATGAAGGTTGATAAGGCAACAGGGATAGCAAATACCACATACGCACCGGGAAGGAAGATAGAGTATCTGGCTATCCATTACACGGCAGGGGTATCTTGTAAGGCAGGATCAGCTATGTCATGTGCGGCATGGTTTGCAAGAGCGGATGCAGGTGGATCAGCTGATTACATCGTGGATGAGGGCGGTTTGGTGCAGTACAATCCTGACCCACGGAATAGATTTTGTCATGCAGTCGGCGGCGGCAGGTACGCCACAAAAGGCGGTCGGCTGTACGGAGTAGCGAAGAACAGCAATTGCGTATCACTGGAAATCTGTTCCGGTAATCGTAAAGGGAAGATCACATATCCCAACGATCCCGATTATTATTTTTCCACAGCTGTGATTGCAAAGGCGATTGAAGCAACACAGTACATCATGGATCTGTACGGCATCGATGCTGACCATGTGATCCGTCACTACGAGTGCAACGGCAAATGCTGCCCAGGCGTTATCGGATGGAACGCTGACAGCGGATCAGAGACAGCGTGGGAGGCTTTTCACAAAAGCATTGGCGGCTCACCGATTGTATGGTACAGAGTCAGATATGCTTGGGATCAGCCCGATACACAGCTTGACGCATTCACCGACCTTGGGAGAGCAAAAGCCTGTGCGGACGCTCATCCGGGATTTTCGGTATATGATGAAGATGGGAAGTGCATCTATACCGCAGAACCGTCAAAACAGCCAGTAGACGGCGATTTCAGCCCCGAACAGTGGATTGCCCTGCTTGCTACCGATGCGCAGGAAATAGCCGCTAAAAACGGCCTTCTCGCAAGCGTTATGATAGCGCAGGGAAGCTTGGAAACGGGATGGGGCAAAACAGACCTTGCAAAGCGTCACAACATTTTTGGGATGAAAGCCGATCTGATCAACAGCACATGGAAAGAATGGAGTGTGTGGGATGGCAAGACATACAGTAAGTACAGTCCGGAGGAAGAGGGCGGAAGAGTGGTTCAGCGGCTCTCCACGTTCCGTGTTTATCAGTCATACAGGCAGTGTATGGAAGATTATGCCGCTTTTCTTCTGCATGTTCGCAATGATAAGGGCTATAAGTATGCTCGCATCAAAGGGATGACAGACCCGGCGCAGGTGATACATGCTATCAGGATCGGAACCGGAACGGATACACATCCAGAAGGGTATGCGACTGACAGCGGATATGAACGGAAAATCCTGAATCTGATTGACAAGTACAACCTGACGCAGTACGACACACCTGCAAAGCCTGATGAGGGCGGTCAGGACAGGCCAGAACCGCAGGAAGAGCAGAAAGTGATGTACCGTGTGCAGGTGGAGGCCGACAAGCTGATCGGAGCGGCACAGCACACAATGGACAAGATTTATGAGCGCACCGGACACCAGTGCTTTATGGAGCGTGAGGACGGATGGTACAAGGTCTATTGCGGATCGTTTGAAAACCTGGAGAATGCGGAAAAGCGCAGGGCTGAGATCATTGAGGCATTCCGATTCTCAATGCTATATCAGAGTACATTTGTTAAAGAAATAACAATTTGACCATCAATCCACAAAATGTGGTATCATGTGGTCAAGGAGGAAACGTTATGGATAACAGAGAGAATGCACCACAGATTCCGTACAGCATCCATGAAGGGATGATGGCAAGGCAGGAGAGAACGATTCGGCGGTTATGGATATTATGCATCATCATATTTATTGCGCTAATCGCCACAAATGCCGGGTGGATATATTATGAGTCGCAATTTACAGATGAAATTGTCACCGAAAGAATAGAACAGGATGTAGATACTGGAAACGGCGATGCAAATGTCAATGGTCATATAGGTGATAACTATGGCACGAGTGAGACAGACAGTTACAAGGACAACGAGACGGAGAGTTCGTAAAACAGGCGGTTCAAGCGGATATAAAAAATGCCCACGTTGTGGCGGTGACGGTCGAGTAAAAACAAGGAAATGATATGACGGCTGAACAAACAGGATTATCACGCACACAGCTATCACATTTGATAGATGAGTGGATATTCTCAGAGCGTGACCGTGCAATCCTGAAACGGCGGTTGCTTGACAACATCTGCTTTGAACCGCTTGCGGATGAATTTGATATGTCTGTCAGGCAGATCAAGAGGATTGTATACAAGCAAGGTGATAAACTTCTGACGCACATCTAAAAGGCACATAAAAGGCATTCTAAGGACATCGTGAAAACGGTGTCCTTTTTTTATGCTTTTCTCATGTGGAAATATTATTCAAACAACCCGTGTGGAAGAACAGTAGGTGATTGCGCAGTCAGGGCTATCTCTGTGGCATTGGGGCTGACATGGGAAGAAGCATTTCTAAAACTGGCAACGGCGGCTTACGGCATGTGCGATATGCCGTCAAGCAATGCCGTGATTTGGGCGGTACTGCGCCAAAACGATTTCATTTCATACCGTCTGCCGGATGATCGGGTAGGCAGTTTCACGGTGCGTGAATTCTGCGAGGCGAATCCTTCAGGAACATTCGTTCTGTTTACGAGCGGTCATGTGGTTACCGCAGTAAACGGTGACTATTGGGATTCATGGGATTCTGGCAACGAAGCAATTCTTTATGTGTGGTTCAGGAGGTAGCGCATGGCATACGGGTTTCCGGTTGGGTATCAGCAGTATTATCCCAACACCTTCAACAACTATCCAATAAATCAGAATGTTGGTGCAACACAAAACTCCGCTCTCATATGGGTGCAAGGCGAAGCAGGAGCGAAGTCCTACATGGTAGCACCGAACCAGACGGTGACTCTGTGGGACAGTGAGCAAAATATAATATACATAAAAAGTGCGGATGCCACAGGAATGCCCTCTATGAAGATTCTGGACTACACAATCCGTGATGATGTCTCTAAAACGCCCAAAACAGCCCCAAATATCGATTTTGCAACAAAAGACGATGTGTTTTCCATCCAGAAGCAAATTGACGAAATAAAGGCGAATTTGAGCGGTAGGAAGGGGGCTGAACATGAATCCACTGTATCAGCAGATGAATCAGGGCGGTAATGACATTGTAAGCAGGTTCAGGCAGTTTCAGCAGATGTTTAAAGGGGATCCACAACAGCAGGTGCAACAGCTCTTGAATTCAGGCCGGATATCACAGGAACAGTACAATGCGGCGGTTCAAAAGGCTCAGACGCTTGCAAAGATGATGGGAATGTAAACCGTGCGCACGGTTGCAGATATATCAACCGACTGTCCGACAAGAGGACAGCCGCTCACCCGGAATAGATACGGGTAGAAAGGGGAAATAATGGCACTGACGGATGAAAACAGCAATGGCTCGATGATCATGCCCGTAACACCGATGGGCAACACGGGTAACGGATTCGGTGATTGTTTCGGCGGTAATGGATGGTGGATTCTTTTGCTCTTTATCCTGCTTGGCGGCAATGGATGGGGTAACGGATTCGGCGGCGGTTTCGGCGGCGGAAATGACATCTATCCGTGGATGAACCAGAGCAACCAGATCAACGGTGGTTTCCGTGATCAGATGTTGAACACTTCCATCAACGGAATCCAGAACAGCATCACTTCCGGTTTTGGCGATGTGCAGACCGCTCTTTGTGGTGGCTTCGCAGGTGTGAACGCAGGAATTGCGGCGGCTCAGAACGGAATCACTCAGCAGATGTACGCCAACCAGATTGCAGATCTGGAGCGTTCCTTTGCGGCTCAGACTGCATCTACTCAGGGAATGAATGCTCTCCAGAGTCAGCTTGCTCAATGCTGCTGTGACAACAAGGCTGCAACTGCCGATCTTAAGTATACTGTAGCAACAGAGAACTGTGCAGACAGAACACAGTCTATGCAGAACACTCGGGACATCATAGATGCACAGACGAGAAGCACTCAGGCGATTCTCGACAAGCTTTGCGCTCTCGAACTTGATGGAGTGAAATCTCAGCTTGCACAGGCTCAGAGGGAGAACGTAGGACTCCAGAATCAGCTGAACATGGCTGCTTTCCGTGAGTCTCAGGCCAACCAGAACGCTCTCTTTGCGCAGGGCATGAATAACGAAGTGGATGCGCTTTACAACCGCCTGAAGAATTGCCCGGTTGGTACAACTCCGGTCTACGGCAATCAGCCGATCTTCACTTGCCCGCAGACTGTTAATTCCTGTGGTTGTGGTAACAACGGATTCTGATTCAGATTGCAATTCTACGGGGAGATATTGTCTCCCCGTATGAGAAAGGAAGATAAACATGGCTTGTAGAAATGTATGTAGGCTGTGCGACCACCTTGCGATTTCAACAGCCGTTGCTTTTACAGACGGAAATCTGGTTATTACGCTCCCGGCAGACTCTTATCGAAACGGTGAGAAGGTTTGCATTGTGATTGCTCAGACGATCCCGGAAGAAACGACAATCAATGCGCCTGTAGTTATCCAGATCGGAGAGGGTACGGAGCAGTATCCACTTACGACAAGATGCTGTGCGCAGGTGTCGGCTTGCGGCGTGAGGACAAGGACAAGGTATGCAACAAGGGTTATCACATCGGCAACCGGAGCAACATTCAGGCTGTTGGGGAATCCGTCATGCACACCGAACTATAATTTGCAGTCGATCAACGGGACGGCTCCTGCTGAACCGACAACACCATGAGGAAGGAGAAGACATGGATAAGCTGATGGATTTTGTCTGTGACGAACTCAAGGAAATTGAGCGGAAAGCAGGCAACGGCAAACTGTCTATGGCTGAAGTGGAATACGCCGACAAACTGGCGCACCTAAAGAAGAATCTGCTCAAAGCGGATGAAATGACAGGTGAGGGAGAATTCAGTTACGGATATGACGGCGGTTCTTATCGTATGTACCCGGTCAACGGCGGCATGAATATGGGATCATACGCCGGACGCAGAAACGCAAAGCGTGATTCTATGGGACGTTATAGCCGTAACGGGTATAGCCGTGACAGTGAGATGGTGTCTGAACTGAGAGAGATGATGGAGACAGCGCCTGACGAGCGCACCCGTCAGGAATTCCAGAGGTTCATCACCAAGATTGAGAGCATGTAATGATTACGGAACAGGCGTTGCAGGAAGCGATAGCAGAGTGTCACGGTGAGCGGAATCCGAACGCTAACACCTGTATGAAGCTTGCGGCGTACTATACCATCCGGGATCATCTGGAAGCGCAAGGCAACGCCCCTGTGCTTCCGGGTAGATCATATGCACCGGAACCGCCACAGCCTGAAACGATCCAGTGGGAGGGCGATAGCGAGTTTGCACGGACGATCCGTGGACTGCCCGTATCGTATATAATGCCGATCATGGATGAATTGATGGAGGCGGTTCAGGTGCTTCAGCCCCGATTATACGCAGGGGTAATCAGGAAGTTGAATAACTACTGAAAAGAAAACAGGCGTGTCCACTGTAAAGGGTGTGTGCGCCTGTTTGTTACTGTTTGTTGATATTTGTTGATATTTGTTGATATTTGTTGATATTTGTTATTCAAGCATCTGCAATTCATCTTCACGAACGTAGATTGGATGATCTATCCCAATAAATTTCACGCCTATTATGTTCCATGATCCGCAATAGGTCACAATCCCGCTTTTGTACTTGTCAGAGCGTGAACATCCTGCATCATCATGCAACTGCATCAATTCCGGCCTTAATGTGACTTTATCCCCGATTTTCACATGTACTCCTTTCCGGGATCGCCGCATGAAGGGCAACCCAGCAATGGTATTGACCACAAGGGTATCTGTCATGCCAGTTGTCGGCATGAATGTTCTCCGGGCATCCGTCACACTTTCTGATATTTGCTGCATCGTTTAGAAAAGCAATGCGTTCCTCTCTTGTCATCCCGATTTTCATTCTCCAATCCCTCCATTTTTCCTACCTATTGCAAGAGCATATTTCGTAATAACTGACGCTGTTTTCACATCTGCTACAACTTTCACTTCATATCCGACAATTTTTCTTATTTTTTTTTGCAAATTGAAATCGTATTCTTCCCCGTACTTAGGTTTTAGTATGACATCTTCTACATACCGCATTTTTCTCCTTCTGCCGGGTTATACCGCCCGGCCAGTTGATCCTTTCCGTTTGCAAAAGGGGCTTTTCAGCCCCTGACATCAAGTGATTGTGTATCTCATGTCCGTTTTGTCCAGACTGATAACAACGGTGTAGCACTCGCCGTCATCTGCTACAGCGGTTCCTTCCAACACGCTCCATGATCCTTCGTAAAAGTCTGATGTTTCTAACCATTCCAGATCCCCGTACTGCTCAAAACGTCTCTTTTCCATGTTATCCCTCCTGTGTGCATCTCTCTGCTATGTCTATACTATAACTCATGCGTTATATCGCGTCAAGCGAAAAATCAAACTTATCAATCTACTATGCTCTGCGTTTCTCAACCGGGCTTGCAACCGGGTAGCGCCGCATTATGCTTGCCCCAGTAAGCTACAGGGGCGGTTGGTTATGCTATGATTTCATATCCAAACTGGTGAACGATTCGCCGCAAGGCTTCAAGGCCGTATGTGGTCGTCTGGTTCTTGCTGACGTTCTTCAAGATTGCCGTGCCGTTCTCCACTTCAACAAACGTGAATAGCGTGCCCTGAATTGAAAAGGTATCGCCTTTTTTAATCTCAATCAACTTCATGCCGTTATTCCTTCTGCCCTCGTTACCTCCGGGGCGGGCGGTTGGTTTCATTTGTGAAGTTCGTTGTAAAGCTGTTCTCCAACGGACTTTTTGACCGCTTCATAATATCTCTGGTCGGTAAACATATGGAACAGTCCGACATAGCATTTAAGGCCGTGAATTTCATCTGCCGTCAAAACAGGCTCAAGGGCTTCCCACATCTTTTTCTGCATAGCCGGATTCTGTCTAAGAATCTCTTTTGCAAATTCCTCCATACGTTTTGCGGCTTCGTAATCCATTTTCATTTTCTCCTGCTTTTTTGTTATCTTGATGCCCTCGTAACCTCCGGGGCGGGTTGCAATTATTTGATCCCGCAATAATCCATATGCTCAATAGCTTTCTTTGCTGCCCTGGCATTTTCAAGAATACTTTCGCAATCCTCAATAAGATGCTCAAGATCGTCTGCTTCACCAAACCGCCTGAAACACTCCATTGAATCGTTGGCTCGTTTCATATGCTTTTCAATAACCTCACGCCATTGCATAACAGTGATTTCGCGCCGTGTTCCTGTTAAAACCTGCATGTTTTCCCTCCTGTTTGTGCGTGTCTCCTTATGATCTCCATCTTTTCAGCAAATCATCAATACGATCTCTTTTTGTTTTAAGCATCGTTGATGCTGTTTTTTTATCAATCCATAACAGATCCACTAAAATATCTACTACAGCAGAAAAGGCAGTCGTTTCGTCCGTATATGCCGCATCAAATGCCGCTTCTGCGTTTTCATCTTCCGGGTTAGCAGCATACTGCTTATCACAAAAATCTGCATATGCGATTTTGGCATCCAATACAACGAGCGCATCTTTCAACGCTTTTATCTGACTCGGGCTGTTTTTGATCTTCATTTTCTTTTCCTCCTGTGAGTGCTTGTCTCTTGATCTGATATCAATATAACACATGTGTTATAACATGTCAACACCAAAACGAAGAAAAAATTATAAAAAATTCCACAAAATGCGCTTGCGCAAGTATAACAACTGTGTTATATAGTAGATAGCAAGCCACAGCACAAGAGAGGGGGCGAAAACATGGTTATCTATCTGTATGGTATGAGGCTAAGGCCGTTTTCTATCGCTTGTCAGCCGATGGACGGCCTGATCGAGAGGCAGGACGATTTCACCGGGCGTTATCATGACGTGCTGGTGTACTGCCGGGAACTGTCGGCGCAGGAGTGTGATGATTATGACCTGGACTACATCGGCATGAAACAGGAGGCGTGGAGATGACGAACTGGAAGAGAAAGCATGTGTGCAACAAAAAAGCGGTAAAGTGCCTGATCCGCATGAACCGCTGTGAGCGGTGGAGTGACGAATGGGTGAAGCATTGCAAGATGTTTTTCTACTGGAGTGACCTTGCTGAGAAGTATGAGGCAATGCCTGACAATGCCTGATTGACTATGGCAGACAATCCACAAAACGGGGTTCGCAAGCAAGTGCAAGCCACAAAGAAGGGAGCGCAGAATGGACAGATGTTTATGGGAGATCGAATGGGAAGTCGTGACAGATGACTACATCATGAATGATACGGAGATCATCAGCGCAGTGGACGAATTTGAGGCGGTCGGGAAGTTTGTCCAGATTCCTGATATCCCGGACGATGCACGGATTGTAAGAATCGAGTGCGACCGTGACGAAAGACTATACGCATAGGAGGTGTGAGCAATGGGGAGTGTTGAATGGGGTCTTTTGAAACTGGCAATCTTTGCGGTCTGCATTTTGCAGTATGTTTTCACGTTTATCAAGTAAGGGAGGGGCATTATGTTCACAGTTAGAAATTTGGTACAGCAGTACCGGGCATTCAATCCAGACGGACGGTTCTTCGACCGCGAGATGCTCAACATTTGGGGTGAGGCAATCGGGCGCATGAAGGTGAACGGGAAGGGCGTTATCCTGACAAGAGAGGGAGACAATCGCATCTGTTGGGAGCTTCAGGCCGTGCAGGTCATCCCGATGCTTGGACACCGGATCAAGAAATACTATTTTGACGTGAATGATTATTCGCTTGTAGTTCCGGGAAATGGGAACACCACGACAGCATGGGAGGGAGGATGCAATGAATTTGTTTACTGAGAAAAAGACTGATGTGAAGCGGTATGAACAGGCGTTGGATTTCCTGAAGGATAAGTATCAGGACGGAACGAACAGCCGGGAAGATACAATCTATGCCATGCATGGTTTGGCTATGGATGTATCGAAAGATACAGATATTCGGCAATCTGACGCATTTATCATAATCGATATGATCACAGATAGCATCGAGAATATAGGAATCAGACCTGAAGAAAAATCAATTATTATTTCTGACTCTTTTTCAAGATTAACAAAAAGCATAATGACATAATATAACTTGCATGATATAATACACGAAGCAATGGCATGTGCGGACTTGCGGAGGTTATATTATGCGGGCAAACAGTAGGATGACTAAGCAGGAAATGAAAGACCTGCTCGAAAAGAAGCTTGCGGGCGGTGATGCCGTCTGCAAGCTGAAGGAAGTGAGGATGAAAAAGGGCGTAACACAAGTGGAGCTTGCGAAGCGCACAGGGATCAAACAGACTTACATTTCCAGAATCGAGAGCGGTGGGCAGGAGATCAACACGATCAGCGCAATCAATGTTTACCGATTGGCGAAAGCATTGAAGTGCAAGATGGAGGATTTGCTTGATTTGGGGCAGGAAAGCCAGATCGGGCAGGATGGCGCAGAAAAAGTGCAATAAAAAGTGCAATAGTCGTTTTGGAATTGCACTTTTTGTTCCACATATGGGATATTGATACCATGCATAAGAAGCCAAAAACATAGGAGAATCAATGGAATGCCGATTTCGCTATGTTTCGAGAAAGTAAGAGGGCGTTGGTTCGAATCCCACTCTCTCCGCTGCCGGGAGCCTTTATTTTCAATGGTTCCCGGCTTTTTCTTTACAAAAAAGTGCAATCAGGAGTGCAACTTTTCAAAATGGGCATTCAACTTAGCGGATAATTCCCTGTTTTCGTCACTGATCGCCCGTCTGTAAATCTTTTTGAATGTGGAATCTGTTTTCCATCCTCCACGCTGCATGAGGTAAGCGTCAGGGATGCCGATTGCGTGAGCGATTGATACACTGTAAGCCCTGAGATCGTGGAAGCGGAAGTATGGCAGTCCTGCACGTTTTCTTGCCCTCTGGAAAGCCACATCAAGCCGTTTCGGAGTCATGCGCACAAGGAATCCTTCACGGCCTGAAACAGCCTGTATCACAAAATCAGGATAGATAATCGTCCGGTTGCTTGTGTCGTTCTTCGGAAAGTCTTTCACCACCCACCCGGATTCAGATTCTACCTTCGCCCGCCTGACTGTGATCGTATTCCCATCTATGTCTGTATCCTTCAGGCCGCACACCTCAGACCTTCGGAGCGTACCAAAAGCGGAAAGCAGTACGGCACGTTTCAATTCTTCGTTCTTCAGTTCCCCCATAAGCTTTTTAATATCGTCATCCGATGGAGTGTAATAGTCTACGGCCTTTGGCTGTGGCAGAGTCACATGGATGGTGGTGTCCGGCAGGAACGTATTGATTACGGCGGTGAGCAGCCCTAGAGCGTTTCGACAGCTTTTTGCAGAGTGGTCTGCGGCATACAGGTTGATGCAGACCTGCGCATCCTCAGAGGTGATCTTGTCGAGCCTCATGGATGCTATGTGTCCGTAAGCTGTGCGCTGTAATGCCTTGTATCCTTTGAGCGTGGAAGGGGACAAAGTGTTGCTTTTAGCGTCAAAATACTTGTTCAAAGCATCATCGAACTTCAGTTCGCATGTAGGACGGTTTTTGTTTGACATGTACTCAGCGGCAAGGCGTTCGGCTTCGTACTTTGTACGGGCGGTGAAGGATTTGTGATGGTACTTCTTCTTTCCGTCAATGATTTCCACATGGTCGAATGCCTGACAACGCCAGTTGCCGGATTTGGTCTTTCTTGCGGTTGGCATGAGGTTTCCTTTCCCGGAAAACCTGCGGTTCTTTGTTAAAAATTTAACGCAAAACCACTGGTTTTCTGTTAAAAATTTAACGCAAAACCACTGGTTTTTTAAATTCAAAAACCAGTGGTTTTTTAAAATCAAAAAGCTAGTTGAAAAGCTAGGAGAGGAGAAGAGAGGAGAAGTAGAGTAGAAGAGAGGAATAGCGCTCTCCGCTCCCGTTTTTTGGTCGGTTTTTTGGTCACAGTTTCCGGGTGAATTCACGCACCTTTCCGAGTATGACGAACTCCCTTTCTGGCTGTCTCATGTACCTTCGGTTCAGCGGTATGAGGATGGTAGATCCATTGTGCGCAATCAATAACCTGATGACCGGATCACCTTCGGGGTGGTCACATGGCACAGCCACGACAAAATCACCTGACCTGACTTTCCTGTATCTTTCCACAAGCACCTTGTCTCCAGGACGGAACTCAGGGAGCATGGAATCATCCTTGCAGATAATTTCAAAGTGGTTGTCCTGCTTGACTTGTTCATTGTGGCCGATCAGCTCAGACGGAGCTATCTCCAATGCGGCGGCAATCAACCTGATGTTATCAGCACCGGGATCACGCAATCCAAGCTCCCAATTGCTGATCGTGCCTTTTTTCTTCCCGACCTTTTCAGCGAGGTCTTTCTGTAGCATCCCACGAGCCTCACGGAATTTCCTGATGTTTTCCCCAACGGTCTTGTCTGCCATTTCAACGCCCCTTTCACAACTTCCGGTGGATGTCTGTCACCTTGCCCTTAATGTCCACATTGCGTTTATCGGTCTTAATCGGCGGTATAGCGGGATTTGCCGCTAAAAGGATAAATTGTGCGCCCGAACGAAACAAACGCCTTAAAAGGCCATTTTTGGCGGTTGTATCGCATAATACGGTGTCTCCGTCATGGATTGATGCTTTCGAGTCGATGTCCAGCACGTCACCCGGCCTAATCACTGGTTCCATGGAATCATCTTGAACAACAATCTTACTTGTACCGTCCGTATAGCCGATCAGGTCATGGGGAGTCACGCCCAAAACCTTCGACAGCATGAGAATGTTTTCGGTTCCGGGATCAGCTATGCCTTTTTCCCAACTGGATATCACTGACTGACTTTTACCGCCGAGCAAATCCCCTAACTGTTTTTGTGTGAGGTCGAGCCGTTTTCGGTGGTAAGCTATGCGCTTTCCCATGATCGTAAGAACGGATTTCTGCATTTCTCACCCTCCCTCCCAAAATGTTGTATCTACAAGCTTTTTATAACACAAAATGTGGATAGTACACGAAAAACAAATAAAAATAATTAAAAAACTACTTGAAAAACAAAAAAAACAGATATAATATGACTGTGAAAACAAATCAGATTTGTGGAAGGAGGTGAGAACTTGGATAAGCTGACGTTACGGCAGATGCGCAGGATTAGGGAAATCTCGCAAATTGAAATGGCGAGGCGGTTAGGTGTCGCACCCGGAACTTATGTGGTGTGGGAAAGATGCCCGGCGAAGATCAAGACGGGGCGGCTCATGGAAATTTGCAGAATCCTGAAATGCAGCGTGGATGACATCATCCTGTTTAACAAAGCGGATGAGCCGTTCCACGATGAGGAAGCGCAGATGGATTTCGAGTAAGGCAAGTGAAAGGGGAGTGCATGAAGACATGAGGAAGATCATTTACACGCTGAATGCGGTTGTGTCTGGACTCATAACGGTCATTGCGATACTGACAGACTTCTATGAGGTCAGAGGTGTAAAGCTGTTGCTGATAGCAACAATGGGATTTGCGGTTATGTCGTTTTTGCTGTTGGAGATCGAGAGAGCTTTTTTGAGAAGGGGAAGACATGAAGAAGCAAGAGAAAGAAAGAATTCAAAGGTATCTGTTCAGGATATCCCGTGGTTCCAAATGCGATTTCGCCCAACTGTCAAAAATGACAGGGATTCCCAAAACCACGCTCCACAGGTACAAAGACGAACCGGATATTATTCCGCTGAATCGTCTGCTGCTTATCGCTGATGCGATGGAGATCAGCGTTGCGGATGCGGGGTATCTTGTGACCGGAAGGAGAAACTAAATGAAAGTACTTGTGGCATGTGAAGAATCACAGAGAGTATGCATGGCATTCCGGGAAAAGGGTCATGAAGCATATTCTGCTGACATACAGGAACCGTCAGGAGGACATCCTGAGTGGCATATACTTGGAGATTGCATACCAATAATCGAGGGGGGTGATTTCTACACAATGGATGGACATCTGCACACTGTAGAGAAATGGGATATGCTGATTGCTTTCCCGCCATGTACATATCTCTCGAACGTAGCAACAAGGCAGTTCTCGCTGAAATGCTGCACACCTGAGAAGGTGGTTGACAGATGGAAAGAGCGTGCAAAAGCATCTGTGTTTTTTATGCGGTTTGCACTTGCGCCTGTGGATATGATTGCCATTGAAAATCCTGTTGGTTTCATGAATACCGCTTATAGAAAAGCGGATCAGATTATAGAACCATATTACTTTGCAGAATCAACCGATGATACCGAGAATTACCATCAGAAAAGGACGTGTCTGTGGCTTAAGGGGTTGCCAAAACTCAAAAGAAAATCAGACCTTCCTGTGCCGGAGCCGATGTACATCCTGCAAGGAGAAAAGGGAAAGGGAAAAAAGATTGGATGGTGCGAAGGTATGCGCAATATCAAAGGAGGACAGGCAGAAAGGGCAAAAGCGAGGAGTAAGACATTCAAGGGGATAGCCCGAGCAATGGCTGAACAATGGGGGTAATTATGGCGGTGAAAATGCAGACATTCGACAGCCGGGAATATTGGCTGAAAGCAAGGGGCGCAAGAATCGGAGGAAGTGAGGCGAGCATCTTACTCCTAGGGAGGGAAAAGTAATGCCTGAGTTGAAAGTATTGAAAAGCCGGGAAGATTGGCTGAAGGAAAGAGGAAACCGCATTGGTGGATCAGATGCCGCTTGCCTGTTAGGGTTGAATCCATGGAAGACGAACGTTGAACTGTTCCGGGAGAAAATGCATCCCGAAACCATCAAAGAGCACGACAATCCTGCAATGGCATACGGCAGGGCGGCAGAACCGCTGATCCGGGAGCTTTTCAAGCTGAACCACCAGGAATGTCCGATACAGTACAAAGAAAACAACATGTTTCTGAACAGCCAGTATCCTTTCGCACATGCATCACTTGACGGATGGTGGACAGCAGACGAGCAGATGCAGGGAGTCCTTGAGATCAAGACGGTAACGATCAGGAACCGCATGCAGGCGCAGGAATGGGAAGACCGGATTCCGAACAACTACTACTGTCAAGTTCTCTGGTACATGATGGTTACGCAAGCACAGGAAGCATGGCTTACAGCCCTTATGCAATGGCATGACGGGCGGCAGGAAATTAGGGATTTCCATATTGAGCGCACAGCAGAAGTGCAGGACGATATCGAGATGCTGATGACGGCAGGTCGAGCCTTTTGGGAGAACCTGCAAAATGGAAGAGAACCTGCGCTGATTCTTCCGCCTGTGGATTAAAATTCCAAAAATCCACAAAATGGGGTTTACATGGTATAGCTCTTGTGTTATATTGATGGAGCAGTGAGCAGATACAGGGAGGGAACCAACATGGCAATGGAGTTACAGATCATCAGTCCGAAGCCCGGTCAGAAATTCCCAACGATCAAGTGGAACAATGAAGAACTGAAGAAAGAGATTGCGGAAGCGGTCAAAGACTACCAGAACATCGTTGTTACTGCTGATACCGAAAAGGACAGCAAGGCACTCAGGGCAAAACTCAACAAATTACGAACAACTATAGACGATGCACGGAAGGACATGAAAAAGCGTGTGCAGGAGCCGTTCACCATTTTCGAACAGCAGGTCAAGGAAGTGCAAGCCCCGATTGATGCGGCTATTGCCAATCTTGACAAGCAGCTTGCGGAAATAAAGGTTCTGAAGCAGGAGCAGAAGCGCAAGGATATAGAAGAGCGGTACAAAAGAGGGCAATTCCCGGAATGGCTGACCATAGATCAGTTGTGGGATGATAAATGGCTCAATGCAACTGTGACCATTGATAAGATTGCTGACCAGATCGAAGAGAAGGTCAGGATAATCAATGGGAATCTTGCCACGATTGCAGCCCTTCCAGAATTCAGTTACGAAGCGGAAGAGTTTTATAAAAAGAGCCTCGACTTTGGCGAAGCGATCCGCAAGGCCAAAGAAATGTCTGAAATGCAGAAGCGGAAAGCGGCGGCAGAACAGGCAAAGGCAGAAGCACAGGCACAGGCACAAGCGAAGGAACAGGCGAAAACCGTTCAAACCGTGCAGGTGAATCCTCAGAACGGGGAGATACAGGCAGATGCGAACGACAAATTAAAGATCGAACGCATTGGAACGCCTGTAGAACAGCCGAAACAGCCCCAAATCGCCACGCAAGCGGAACAGCCGAAGATTTATACATTCCGTTTTGAAGTCAGCCTTACAGCGGCACAGGCGCAGGCTATGGGAGCATGGTGCAAGGCGCAGGGGATCAAACTGACACAGATCAAGTGAAAGGAGAAAAAGCATGGCAGTCAATAACACATTGGCGAAAGCACAGCCGCAGGGCGGTGTAGTGGAGTATCAGGCAGGAACCGAAACGGTAAGCCTGTCGATGGAGGACATCAAGCGTTATCTGGTGTCTGGCACAGGGGCAATCACAGACAGCGAAGCGTTTATGTTTCTTAACCTTTGCCGACATCAGCATCTTAATCCATTTCTTCGGGAAGCATACTGCATCAAGTACGGAAACAGCCCTGCACAGATGGTTGTCGGCAAGGACACATTTATAAAAAGGGCAAGGCACAGGGCAGATTTTGACGGTTTCAAGGCAGGTGTGGTTGTGCAGAACCGGAACGGCGATGTGCAGGAACGTGAAGGAAGCTTCTGTGCACCGGGCGAACAGCTTCTTGGCGGTTGGGCGAAGGTCTTCATCAAGGGAATGTCCACACCGTATTATTCGGCGGTTGATTGGAGGGAGTACGCACAGAAAACCAAAGAGGGCAAGCTCACAAGCATGTGGGCAAGCAAGCCGACAACGATGATCCGCAAGGTTGCGCTGAGTCAGGCGTTGCGTGAGGCTTTCCCGGATGATATGGGAGGGCTTTACGAGCCTGAAGAAATCAACAGCGTAAACATGGAGGATCTGCCAGAAAGCCCGGTCATTGTGCAGAGCAGCGAAAAGCAGCCGCCAAAGCAGAAGCCACAGGAAGCACCGAAGCCGCAGAAACAGGAAACGGAGGTGATCGATGCGGAAGTGGTTGAACCATCGGAGGATGATGTTGCAGCAAGCCTGTTCGGCTGATCAAGGGGTGATGGCAAAGATGATCTTTTATGAAAGCATCTATGAAGCCTGTCAGGAGCTGACGGAAGAAGAACGTTTGCAGATTTACAAGGCCGTAATCGAGTACGGATGCGCAGGTATTCTTCCCGATAACCTGTCAGGTACGGCGAAAGCCATATTTATTATGGCGAAGCCTTTGATTGATGCGAATGAAAAGAAAAAGGCGGCAGGCAAAAAGGGAGGCAGACCAAAAAAAGAAGAAACTCTGCCACAGAGGACGGCGGGTAAATTCATAAATTTTAAGCAAAGCGGAACTGATTGGGATGCAGTAGCAGACAAAGTCATGGAAACACAAATGAACACAATGGTTATGTAATCCGCACAAATTCACCGCCTTAGAATGGTGATACATCACAAAATAAACGCCCCTGTGTGCGGCAGGGGCAGGAGGTGACAATGATGGAAGAAATGCACTGTTGCGGTAACTGCAAGCACAACAAGCAATACTGGACGAATCCGAACTATCCAGATTTCTATTGTGTCAATAAGCAGTCGAACGATTACGGCTACAACACAGCCTATAAGCATAGCTGTGAGGATTGGGAGGAAAAGGAATAAACAAATCATGTTTATAAAGGTGATAGCGGTATGCGTTACGGCAGTTATGGCGTTTGCCTCAACCGCCCACGCATACACGGACAATGATCTTTATACCCTGTCGCACATCATAAGCGCAGAAGCCGGGAATTGTGGCTATTACATGATGGTGAGCGTTGGGAGCGTGGTTCTGAACAGGGTGAATGATAGCAGGTTCCCGGACACAATAGAAGAGGTTGTGTTTCAAGAGGGGCAGTATCAACCAACATGGAACGGAACGTTCTGGAATGAGCCGACAACAGGGGCGGTTGAGGTCGCAAGGGAATTGCTTGAGGAAGGTTCAAAGATTGATTCAAGCGTTGTGTTTCAGGCCGAGTTTCCGCAAGGATGCGGCATTTATGACACGATTGAAAGCCCGTGGCACACGGTAATGTATTTTTGCTATTGATAACCACAAGGAGGAAAATATGAAAGCAAAAACAATAGCAACAGTCGGAATGCTGACAGCGTTATACGTTGTTCTTTCGTTGACATTAAAAATACCGATTGGAATCGGGGCGATTGCTCTTGACTTAGGGTATGTAGTGCTTACAGTTTCGGCGTTTAAGGTTGGAATGTGGAGCGCAGTGGTTGGAGGGGCAGGAGCCGCATTAGAAAGCTATATGTTCTCTCCTTATGGATTGTCATATGGATGGATAGCAATGAATATCCTTATCGGTTTGATATGCGGTTATTTCTTCTATAAGAAAAGAAATTCGTATGCATTCCATGTATGTATGATAGTGATTTCTGTATTTGTTGGCGTGACCGTAAAAACGGTTATTGAATGTGGATTGTATTCTATCCCGATTTTAGTAAAGATTCCAAAATCCGTAACAGCTTTTGCGATAGACACTATTGTAATGCTTATAGGACTTTTGGTGGCGTATAAAATAAAAATTGTTGAAAGATAAACACAAAGGAGGGTAACAAAATGAAGGAACTGAAAGTGAAAGTAACTCTGACAGAAGAAATGCTTGGAACGGCAAGCAACAACCCGGACATCCACAGCGAGTACATTGCATCCAAAGCACCTGACGCAAAGAGCAAAGAAGAAGAGATTGAAGCTATCGGCGTGGATGCGGAAATCGAGAAGAGCATGACGGTGTTCCCTCGCAACAAGGATGGCAATCCGATCATGTGGGATTATCAGGTGAAGGGATTTTTCAAAGATGCATGTGGGATGCTCCGCAATGTGAAGGGTTCGGAGTCGAGCAAGGTTAAGGCTTACAAGAAAAAGATTGACGGCCTGATTTTTGTAAAGGAGCGTGAAATTCCAATCAATATGTCTGGCGAAATCGGGAACTGTCAGCGTCCGCTCAGAGCGCAGACGATGCAGGGTGAACGGGTAACGCTTGCGAATTCTGAAACGATCCCGGCAGGAAGCACGATGATTTTCACAATCTGTTGCATGGTAGATAGCGATATTCCGCTTGTGGAAGAATGGCTGAATTACGGTGTATGGCGTGGTTTAGGACAGTGGCGTAATTCAGGCAAGGGCAAATATGTCTGGCAGGAACTTGATGGCAAAGGAAACGTAATTGGCGGTAATGCGGATGGCAACATTAAGACAGCGGAATAAGGAAAAATATTGGCGTTGGAAGTCTATGAAACAAAGATGCTCAAATCCAAAATGCAAGGCTTATAAAAACTATGGATATCGTGGGATCACAGTCTGTAAAGAATGGATGACGTTTGAGCCGTTTTGCGATTGGTGTTTAAAAAACGGATGGGCAAAAGGATTAGACTTTGACAGAATAGATAATGAAAAAGGATATTCTCCTGATAATTGTAGATTTATTGATAGAAGATCAAACATTAACAACAGGAGAAGAACTGTAATGATTAAAGTAAATGATATTGAAAAACCATTAACTGAATGGGCTGATATCATCGGTGTAGATAGAGCGTTAATTACATACTGGATACGTACACATAATAAAGAATACGCAATTAAAAGAATAGACGAAGCACAAAAGATAGGATACAAACCTAAAGATTTTTCAAGAAATCATAGAAAAAGAGTTATCTACATAGATGAAGGTATTGCATTTAATTCCGTGAAAGAAGCCGCAGAGTACATAGGCCTTGCACCATGCACAATAAGTAATGCTATACGTCAAAAAGGTGGAAAAACTGCAAAAGGAAAATTTAGATGGGAGTAGATGGTAAATGGAAATTTGAATGGCAGGAAGTGAAAGCATCATAAGCAAGGGCATAGAGTGGCAGAGTAGGGCAATGGAGATGCGCTGTGCAGAAATGCGGAGGATAAGCCATGATACGCAACGGCGAAGAATAGAAATGCCATGAGAAGGAAAGGCCTAGCAGGGAAGTGAGATGGAAAGGCAAAGAGCTGATCGGATAAGCATAGAAAAGGCAAGGCGGGGAATAGCGATGCGGAGGAATGGCACTGCCGGGAAAGCGATGACTGGCGAAGGAAAAGAAAAGCACAGAAAAGCAAAGCCAAGAAAAGGAAAAGCAAGGATAGACAATGCTGAGGATTTGCTGGGTTGGCTATGCTATGGATAGGCGGCGGTTCGATGGGCAAAGAAATGACATGCAAAGCGGAGGAATAGCATGGAATCGCTCCGAGAAGCAAAGCGAAGGAAGAGCTAAGAATTGCCCTGAAACGGAAAAGCAACGAACTGTTTAGTGACGGAGAAGCGTAGACTTGCAAAGCGGCGGCATTGAACGGTTGAGCGATGACATGGAATGGTGCTGCCGGGAACAGCAACGCAACGGAAAGGCAAAGCAGGGCGGAGAGAAGCTTAGCAATGGAATGGCAAAGCCAGGCGCAGCGGTGGAACGGCGCATGGCGGCGATCGGTTGACAGGCAATGGAACAGCTGAGTGCAGTAGGGCAACGGAACGGCACAGAGTAGATATGCGAAGGAACAGAAAAGGAA